AAGATAGGCGAGGAGTGCAAGAACTACGCCTACAACAATATCTTTAATTCTATCTGCCATACTATAACTATTTGATGATTAAACAATAACGCTGCAAATATACAACAAAATATTTAATTATCAAATAGATTTCACGAAAAAGTGCAAAACTTTATTCTAACATATAAAAAAGAGAGGCAATCACTTACCTCTCTTACTCAACTTGTAAGGAATACTTACATGTTCAACTATTATTTTCTCTTACTCTTAATGAAGTGCAGTATATCCCACTTCTTAAAATATCGGGTGTGCCCTCGCTTTTTGCATTCTCCGTTCGGAATGTCACCTCTAGCAACCATTCTATTCAATGTTGCATCAGAAACGTGAAGCTTCTCCTTGACCTCCTCGGTGCTCAACATAGGGTTGAGAGCATACGGCAGATAGTTCTCACAAAGGTCTTCTATCTCATCGCTGCTCATTCCGCAAGCAGTTACCTTCTCCCCTCTCTTCTCTTGCTCGTCTGCTCGAAAGCAAGAGTCAGACAACGATTTTAATAACACTCCCAAGGTGTGATAACCAAATAACTTTCCCATATCATTATAATCTAGAGATTAAACTTTGACAGCCCTTGCCTGAGTAATACTTATCGGCAAAACCATATACATAAAATATAATGGTCATTACAAGTATTACAACATTAGATTCCACCATTTCGTTGGTGGTAAAAACATTCCAGTATACAATATGGATAGCATTTATCCCAAATAGGTAGATTATCATCGGAATACGCCATCTGTAGCAGAGCCAAAAGAATCTGCTAGCAAGTATAAGCACAAGCGGATGGATGTAAACTGAGAAATAGATAAATGCTGCCGATACCCAATTCTCCTTAAACCATACGCACATTTCTTTTTCATGAGACGCAAATGTTACCATGCATGCAATATGAAAAAGCATGATAAACAGAGGCATCACTTCACAATAATACTTAAACCAAGTGAGTAGCTTTACGCTGTAGCCTCTACCTGCAAGGATAATGACGTTTATCATTTCGCTAACGTCCATGTCCTTAAACATTACTCTTGACAACTGTACAACACCGACTGATTGAACTAACCGATGGACTTCATCTTCTTCCTCTTTAGTCATAAATTCTTCTCCTTTTGTTTTATTATTTGTTCTTAGTTCCTCATTCTTAATAATAAGGAAAGTGCTGCAAAAATAAACAATTCTGCACAAAAATATTTATTTTGAGCAAAAATTTAAAGTTAAACTTTGCTAAAGTAACAATCTGAAAGTAGATGGCTACAAAAATAGCGTTAGAACGGCTTCCTTGCCAAATTCTAACGCTATTAGTGTTTATCCTATCAAAACCTCAATGCTCTCCATATCAGCGAACTTCAAGCCGCAATCCTTAGCAGCCTTGAAAATCTCTTTCTCTTCAACTTCCTCGATGGCTACCTCTACCTCCTTGTCGGCAAGTTCCTTGAAATACTTCTCTGTCTTCTGCTTCTGATTGAAGAAGTACTCATTGACCTCAGCGAACTTGGCTGAATCGTCCTTGGTGTATTCGTAGCCCTCATTGGCGTGCTTCTGTTCCAACTGCTGGCACTCCTGAAGCTTGAGCTGCATCTCCTCGAACTTATCGTCCTTCATGCTCTCCTGTGCTTCCTCCACATCCTTGTCGTAGGTATCGGCTACTTGGCGCAGTGCCTTCATATTCTTCCAAACTCGCATAGCGGCATCATCACTCATTGATGATGTCTTCAATGCCTTCAATGTTCTGTAGGCTGCAACAGCCTCGATTGTCTTAATCTTTTTCATAATTGTTTCTTTATTTTTATGTTATACAATATTCTTCGTTTGTTACTTCCGTAATAACTAAAACTAGCTAGTTGATTACCAGTACTATTTATTTACACTACCACTATCTACACCTTCGATAGTATCTTTGTTACGAACTCGAACATTAGCATTAATACTAAGTTCATTTACAGTAGCTTCTACATTAGAAGTCATACTTACAATTTTAGTTACTTTAATTTCCATTGTGTTTAAATTTTAATTATAATATTAATATTATGATTTATATATTGGTAAAGTATGCATTCCACTAACTTCTCCAACAAATTTAAAATCAAATGCTTCATAATAAGTATCATGGTCTCTTCTATCAGAATCTAAAGTTAAAGCTATATTCCAATTATTAATTTTATATTGAGGATAGTCTTCTATCTTATTTACAATAGGTATCTGTGTTGTAGTAAAACCACCATATTCATTTTCTGCATCTTCTTTTGTAGCATAAGCAGTTAATATTACATTTTCTGTACTTACTTTTAAATAACGTTTTGGAGCATAAACATTTATATCAGTTGCTACAGGTATTGACAGATTATCTAATTCAGTTTGACCAAATGAACTTATATTAGCTCGTAAATTTACTAACGAAGTAGTACCAAAATCTAACGTAAAACTAAATTCTATATATTTATCTGCTGATACAATATATCCATTATTACCATCTATATAATAATGTCCTCCATAATACGTATTAACAGTAAAATTAGTAACTTTTACTTCTACTGTAGTATAATATGTAGGTTTTCCTTTAGTACTTATAGTAACTTTATTAAATAGATAGCCAGAAATATCTATAGTTTGTCCAGTAACATCATTATTTATAGGACAAGGTGTTACAGATGTATAAAAATAATTATCATCAACTCCACCAACAGGACATAATAGTCCTGCTATATAAATTTCATCATTAACTTCACTTTTAAAACCTAAACTATTACTACCATTGTTACTATTAATGGATTGATTTTTAAAATTAACAATAAACTCACTATCAGGTATTTCATCATTATAACTAACAGAAGCATTATTTATAGGAACAGTACCTGAAAGATATTTCATACGTTTTTTGGTTTTATTATATATACATACAGCAGGATACCATTCTTTATTAAAAGCAGATAATAAAGCTAGTATATCTTCAAAAGATATAGTATTCTTTGAATTTATAGGTTCATATCCAAAATAAAATCTTAAATAATAAGTTTGGTCTAAATATATAGTATCTCGTATACCAGTAGAAAAACGTATAGGGTCTTGATAACTATAATCTTCGGTATTATAACCAATAAAATCACTAAGTCTATAGGGAGATTGACTAGTTCCAAAAGGCATATTATAATTCCATGCACCTTTAATACTTAATTCTTCAAATGAACTTACTGTATTAATAGTGTATACTTGGTCACTTAAACTATTATTACCTAACCACCAACCTCTACTTGAAGAACTCCAACTTTGTTTATCTGAATTTAAAGTATCTGTAACAAAAGGTTTATTATAAAGATTGACAGGTTTATATTTAGAATATGGATTTAAATTCACACTCTTACAAAGAGTAGCAAGGTCATTGCTACTCTCTCCAAGAGCTTGTTTAACATCATCAATGCTAACAGGAGCACTAATAATTCCAGTTTCACTATTGTAAGACATAATCTTTATTTTTTAAATATTCAACTTTAGTTTCTAATTCTGTTACAACTTCTTTAGTAACAACTCGCTCTACTGTTACATTGAACACTTTCGCAAGCTATAATATAAATCGTTCCATACGCTTAATCTTTAGAACTTAAAACACTAGGCAAGGCAGCTCTATAAGAGCCACCCTGCGTTAAAGCTCACGATACTTACTCTGCTGCCTCGCTTTCCATATTAGCAGCGATAGCGGAATTAACCTCCTTAATCAATGCTGATACCTCACTGAGCTTGCTCTGCGGAACACCGCTGATGTTGTAGGTCAGTTCGCTGCCGTTGGAGCTGGCATTCGCGTTGCCGAGATAATTACCATTTGGGTCACCATAGATACTCATATTGATGCTCTCAATGTTGCCACCCGTCTTGTCAACATTGTAGGTGATTTCTACTCGATAGCCGCCCTTGGTATAAGTAGCAGCTGTCTGTTCACTCTTCTTGTTAATCTTTAAATTCTCCATTTTCTAATCTAATTTAATGAATTAATATTCTTGTTATCTAATCTCTTCTTGTTGCAGTCTTTCTTATCTCCACTCAATCGCTGAACCTCTGATTCGAGGAAGACCACCCGAGCCTTCAACCTGCTGACCTCATCGCCCACCTGCTCGATAGCACCGAATGCCGTTGCAATCAGCTTCGGAGACCAGTAGTTAATCTTGTAGTAGCCCTTCTCGTCCGTCTCCACGATGTCCTTTAAGTGAGGGTTGCACAAGACGTGTTGGGCAATCCAACCGATAGACCTTGTGTTGTCCTTCTTCCAAGCAAAGCCGAATGTGCCACCCATTGCCTTGATGATACCCAAGTAGTCCAGCTTCCGCAAATCCTGCTTCAAGCGGATGTCAGAAGATTGATAAGCTGTAACTCCACCTTTAGCAAGACAATTACCACCGATAGTAGTATTACCACCGATAGTAGTAGTACCAGTAACATTAATGTTACTAAAATGAGCATTACCGCTTTGATATATATACCAATAAATAGAACCATTTTGACTACATATATCTTGAACTTTCACAAAATAACTATTATTAGCATTACCTAAATATAAATCACCACCACTACCTCCAATTCTAGCTCCACTATCAGGAGTTATAGTTGTAATACCTGGAAATTTCAGTGTACCATTACTTCTTTTATTAGAATAATAATTAAATACAGTTCCATCGGCTATACCTAAATATATAGCATTAGCAACAGTATCATATTTAAGACCAGCCCAATCACTATACTCCCAGTCGACTGCTCCAAAACGAATAGCAGCACCAGTATTAAATACTACTTGGTCTTTTATAGCTGATATACGAGCATTAGCATTTACATTATTATTTAATATTATAGCTCCGTTTTCAGAATCACTATTGTTTATATATATAGTTCCATTAACATTACCAGTACCATCAAAACTTTGACCCCAAATAGTTCTTGCTGTTGCAAGTTTGGTTGCAGAAGCTACATTATCAGAAATTAACGCTAATGTACCATTATGCGATGGCAAATAAACTGAATTTCCATAATTACCAGTAGTTTGTAATCTAGTAGAAAAATCATATTTACCGCTATTATCATTATGAAAGTCAATATATTTACCTACTTCCATTACTCCATCGTTTTGTATACTAGGTATATGTCCATAGGGTGCAACATTACCGCCATTAACTTGATAACCATCAACAGTATCAGCATTGCCAGCACTACTAGCATAATTAACACTAATATTTGAAATACTTTTGGTAGTTCCACCAACTGTTATACTAATTCCCTTATCAGAATTAGATAGAGCAGTAAGAAGTCCATTAGCATGATAACCGTCTAATTTATCAGCATTACCTCCATTTGCAGGAAGAGTAGTAGGTATTTGACTAGTTAAAGCTAAAGTACCTGTAGCTCTAGGAACAGTTATATCGTGTGCTATAGTTTCTGCACTATGATTTGTATTATACCATCTAAAATGAATTTGCTCACTTGAAGCATCATCACCTACCGCTATTTCTAAAGTTCCACTATTACCAGAAGTTTCTAAATGTCTAATCCATCCACTATCATTATTTGAATTACCATTATATGGGTCAGCAAACGCTATACCGTTAGAATAAAGAATTGTTCCACGGCATGAAGTATTAAATGCTAATCCGCTAGGCATACCTGCTACAAGAGTAAGTCTATTATTATTACCTCCAGCAGTACCGACACCTTGAATCCAAATACGCTTGTTATTCATAACAAGTTGTTTATCAAGGTTTATGTTTGTATTATCAAACCATAGTTTAGCAACTTTAGTTTCGTCACTATTATATATTGCTATACCACTTACATTGACATTATTGGCAGATTTAATACAAAACGTACCACCAATATTGTGGTCTCCAATATAAGCATCGTCTCCTACTAAATACCAAGTATAATTAGCAAATTTAGGATAACGACTATCACTAAGTCTACTATCATTAATAGTAACATAGTTTGCTAAACTTTGATGAGAAGTAAGATAAGTTCCTAAATCTACAGCAGTTCCACCACTAGCAGCAATGGTTTTAGTAACACCGTTAATCTTTACACTATGAGTATGACTAGTTGCCGACTTACCACTAAGAAGTGAATCTACACTACTTTTGGTATAATAGTTAGCAAGACTTTGGTGAGAAGTTAAAAATGTAGCACCTTTAGTAAATGTAATACCCTTTCCGCTTTTAGATACAGACGTGATAGCATTACCGCTTCCACTTGTTGTTATTGCATTTACATAACCATCGAGCGATTGGTGTGCGGTAAGGTAATTTCCCTTTGGCTGATACAAGCTGGCAGCGTCAGTCCTAGTAAGGTAGCTCGCAAGGCTCTGATGCGAAGTCAAAAACGTTGTTCCCTTTGTCACGATGATAGTCGTTCCGCTCTTACTGATGGCTGTCACTGCGTTTCCACTACCGCTAACGCTAACGTTCATAGCCGAGCCTCCTTCTAGGCTAGAGATACGAGAATCAAGAGCCTTGATGGAGTAGGCAGAAGCTATCTCAGACAGCGATTCTGATGTAAGCTTCAAGGCACTTGAATAACTCTTCACACTGCCGTTTAAGCCGCCACCACCGCCCGTGGTAGATGCTCCTGCTCCGTATGCCGTGATACCGCCTGTGGCATAGAGATTACCATCAATCTTGATAGCCTTGTTTGTGGAATCATACGTGAGCTTAATGCCATGGAAGGAGATTGCGCCCTCGAAGGTAGCATCGCCCGATACACCAAGTTTAGAGAATGGTGCGTTTGGCTTCAAAGACACAAGGTCGGCAACGCTCGTTCCTGCACTTCCTGCCTTCCAAGTCGGCTCGAAGAAGATGAGGTATGCGCCAAGATTCTTTTCGCTGATGATAAACGATGTCGGGTCTGCGTGAACCTTTCCGCTCACATCCCACCAGATAACACCATTGGCAAGATAGCCAGAGCCATCGAAGCGGATGAGGGAGGTTGCAGGGGTAAGATTTCCGCTATTATAGTCCTTATCCACCATCTGACCGCCCCACCATGTTGCGATACTCTTCTTTCCTCTATTTGGGTCTATTGCTCCGTTGATACCGCTCTGAACGTTTCCGTCTCCGTCTCTCAGCGCAAGGAGCGTTGTCATTACAAGACCACCGTCAATATCTGTAGTCTGACCGAGCGCATCCTTGAGATACTTGTAACCTGCGAGGTCTGTGATATTCTGCTGCAAGTCACCATATATCTTGCTAGTGATATAGGCGTTTGCCAAGCCAAGTTTGTCATAGAATGCGCTGTATGCAGACTGAAAGTTGGTAAACTTCGTTCCCACGGCTGAGACGATAGCAGCCTTGCCGTTGGTATCAGTCTCATTGTATCTTTTAGATATATCTGAGAGATACGTAACGAGTTCCGTTTTGGCACTCGTGAGAGTAGCAAAAGCGGTGTTGAGGTCGGTGAGTTCCTTGGTGTTCGCCAGTACCTCTGCGTTCTTCACTTCATTGTACGACTTCTGTGCTGCCGCAAAATCATCTTCAAGTCGCTTAGAATCCTGCGCCATTGCTGCAATCTCGGAAGGCTCTAGGTAGCCATCGGTAACATAATTATCGAATTCCTTCTTATTATCAGTGACCGTATTTCCGAGGTTTTTAATGTCCGTCTGTGCGGTCTGTGCCGCCTTCTGAGCATCTTCTGCTGCCTTTTTGGCTGCGTTGGCAACGGTATCATCGGTGTATTTAGATGCTTTAATCCAATCACCGATGGCGAACTGAGAACCTGCCGCTTTGTTGGTCTGACAGCGCAATACCTCATTCTTGTAGGTACTGCCGTCAGAAGGATAAGTGGCATTAACCCATATATCGCCAACCTGATAAGGTGTCGTAGGCTGAACGATGAACACCTTCATTTTCCCGTTTGCGGTCTCCTGTGCCATTCTTGCATCGGAAAGGGCTTTGGCGATGTCGGTATCTGTAATGAGAGTCCACTTATAGGTGTTGCTATCCTTGGCAAAGCGGTATGCCTTGCCCGTCTTGTTGTTGTAGTAAAGGTCGCCAAGATGGATTTCTTTATCCTTATCGGTCTTCCAACTGATGGCTGGGGCATTCTCCAAGGTAGGAACACCATCATAGAACCACGTTTCGATAGCACCATCCACCTGATTCTGCAATTCGCCAATCTTCTTGAAATACTGAAACAATTCCTTGCCATCCACAGTGGATTTAGCGGAAATCTTAGCCTTAACAGACATTTGCTTAGTGCTGCTATCATATCTGATATAAGAGCTGCCCTCATAGCCATTCTCCTTTGTAGGTCTATCACCTACATACATATCACCATAGACGTTGAAGAATGCCTTGTTATTCTGCTTATTCACACCATATTCCACGTACTCCCTATTGGCAAAGGAATAGCTGTTGATGCCGTGATAGAGGCTGATGGATGGCGAATAGGTATCTACCGCCGAGAAGATAAGGCAGTTCTGACGTTCTACATCGGTTCTATTACCGCACTGGTTGAGCACATCACCTTTCGCAGGTACGTCGCTTGCCGTAGCGCAATCGGTATCAGAGAGGTCAATATAATGATACTTCTTTCCTTCCAGCTCTACAGGGTCTTCATCACGACCGATTACCAATCGCCAATAGAAGTGATTGCCAGCCTTGTGATAAGTACCCTTTCGGACGTTGAATGATTCCGAGCGCACTTGGTCGTTAACCGCGAAGTCGTTATCTACCTCATCACCATCCTGCTCTGCTAAGAAATAGCAACGATAAGCCTTCTGTGACACATTATTATATGTCACAGTAACCTCTTCTACCTTATGAGCCACCACACCGCCAGCAGGAGAGATTATCTCCTTACCGCCAATGGTGGATGTTTTATTGATGACCAGCTCCTCGAAGATAGACTTCATTCTTACCTCCAAGTAATCTGTGATGAGGTGCGAACGACCTTCTGCGTCTGGAGTCCACGAGCCTCCGTTCTCATTGTTGGAGTTACCGACATGCAACCCACTAAAGAACTTCTGCACCTTTTCCCAAGTGATAGTTCCTTTTGCGGTGTTATCCAGCAGCCTAGATATAAACTCCATCCTAGAGCGTCTAGCAGAATAAACGTTACTATCGGATGCAGGAGTGGTATCGTTCATGCCAATTACATAGACACCTCCACCATTACCGCTTCCAGTGCCGCCTCCACCATTACCGCTTCCAGTGCCGCCTATCTGCATTCCATTCACCTTGATGGAATCAACCTTGTCTTCCAACTTACCCAACCGGCTAGTAGCTGCCTTTTCGCCAACCGTGTACTGAGGGTGGTCGTAAGGGATATCCAAAGGTATCTCCATTCCGATGATACGAGAGTTTCGGTAGTGCTTGCCATCCGCAGCCACCTGCGCAAACATATCATTAATCAGCTTTACCTGTTCACCGAGAGGATGGTAATCGTATATTCCATCATTGTAGAACTTGTCGCCATCCATCGTGCAGGTGAAGTTTGAATTGCTGATCATGGTCTTCTGATAGTACTGCTTCGCTCTATCGAACAGAGATAATTGAGCAGTAGGGATGAGGTCCGTATCTGTAATCTTGGTTGCGTCCCAATTGAACAGGAAGTACTTATCACCTACCTTCGGGCACATAACGCCATCGGGAAGAGTTCTTCCGTAAGTGTCATTAGCAACAATCTCAAAGTAGTTAACCTTGTCAATGACTTTGAAACTAACATCGAACTCCATACCCATGAGAGCACCGCTAGTGAACTTGATGCCTAAAGTGAGGTTACTCTTTATCCAACTCTCCTTGAAGCTATTAGTGAAAGAGTCTGTAGAAGTGACCTGCCAAAACGTCTGTGTAGTCTTCGTCCCGTCTTCGTTATCAACGGTGCTATCATACGTCTTGATACTGCTGACAACACTCTCAACCTTTGGATATTCTTCCTCGAACATCACGACACCTTCAATAGCCTGCTTGTCGTTCTTCACGACATTCACATTCTCCAGGTAGCCATCCTTGGCATAGAAACCATCACTATCTACTTCCTTGTTAGGGAGCATGAGGTAATCGGTAGCTACACCATCGGTGGTGACGTCCGCATCGGCACCAGTGAAATATCCCTTCGGAATATTCCTATCTGAGCCGAATGCGTACAGTCTCGTAATATAAGTTGACTTAGATTCCGAATAGGACATAGACAGAACATTAACATCCTGTTCGAATGTTGTCTGCCCTTCCATTTCGCAATATCCAAGGTATATAATAGAGCCATCTATCCACCACTCGCAGTTGAGTGCGTCTTCAGAACAGATGGCGTTGAGAGCATCGAGAATGCTGATAGAGCCGTACTCGATCAAGAATCTCTTCTGAACATCGAAAGCCTTGTTGTTGTACGTAGTGTAGTCAACAGAGAAATCCTTGCCATTATACGTAAGACCTAGTGCCTTTAGGTTGCCGAGTATAACGTTCATGTGTACACCTACAGTTGTGGTGAGGTTGAAGGAGGTCTCGTTGGCTCCGTGCTGAGGGCGATACTTGCAAATCTTATTCTTCCAAGACATATAGTAGGCATCCATCTGCATTTCGTAGTCGTAGCCATCACTATCATTGTGCTTAGGGAAGTATGATGATGTAAGCTCAAAGTAGCCGAAGTCGGGAATCTCTACGGAGTCCCCAATCTCGAAATAGACAGGAGTAGCCGTAGTGAACTTCAAGATGATGTAGTGGTGGTCCATAAGCTGATATGACAGCTTAGAACCCTCACCGAAGTCCTCTAATGTGAAGAATACATTGTTATTTCTCTTAATCTGAATCATTAGCTTGTATATTTACTTGTTTCACCTCTGTCACTAGGGTCTGGCTCGTTGAGCTTTAGGCTGAACTTTGCCATTTCCCGAATGCACTGACTAAACTGAGTGCAGGAGAGATAGATGCACCGATACCACACATTAGGCTGGAATCGGGTGCGGATAACCAACTCTCCCTTGGCAAGAACCTCCTCGCAGAACCTAGCATAGTTCATCAAGAACGTATCTGAGTCCTTGGCGGTCATATTGAACGGCAGCGTTATCTCCCTCTCATCCAATCTAGGATTGTGCTTGATAACCGACTTTCCGTCCTTTGAGCGATACTTGTTGCTGATGAACTCCTTGTTTGGTGCAGGGGTCATGAGCGCACTGAGGGCGGTTTCGTCTAGAAAGATGCCCCACGTAAGGTAGGCATCCTTGCCATTTATGTAAAGTTGTCCTTTAAGCATAACTATTTAATCATTAAATAACCTCATAGGCTTCGCTGTGAGCCGCTTTTTCTATTGTTGAGTATAGTTGTAAGGGTTGACGAGCGAAAAGCCTATAGAGGTCAAATATCCTTTAATCTTCTGTTCATGTCATCCAGCTTTGTTCCGAAGTCATTATAAGTGAGCTTTGAATACTTCACTATGTCTTCGAGGTAGCTGTTTGTCATAATCATCATATTTCTAATCTCCAATACCGCGCCATTGGTTGAGATTCCGAGTGTAACGATGCTCTCCATCTGTGATATGGTGGTAGTCATGTTCTGAGCGATGGACTCTCCTGCTATCTGTAGAGCGGTGAAGCGACCATTCAGCTCATCTGCGGTATCTTGCCCCATAGATGCCCATCCTCCGCTTGTTGCGGTCTGTGATGAGGATGAGGAACCAGTGTAGCCTGTCACCTTTGCCCACTCGTCACGTCTCTTCAATCCTTCCTGGACTATATCATCGTAGCGCTTGTTGAATGCTTCTATGTCTGTTTCGGTAAGCTTGCCATCATTGTCCTTGATAGCCTTCGCCCAATCATCATAGAGCTTCTTCAAGTCTCCGTTGATAAGGTCTTCCATAGAGTAGGAGAGAAGAGCCTTTTGCATCATTTCAGCGAAATCGTCTGCAAAGTCCTGCGCTGACTTGCTCATATCCATAAGGTCTGACACGAAGCTATCCTTCATGCTGTCAAAGGAAATCTGCGTAAGGCTTTCCTTCAGCTTGTCTGATAACTCATCCAGCTTGCCCGCTTGGTCTATGTAGTCATTCAGCTTCTCTGTCAGACGCCCACCATAGTTACCCTTTCCTGTGTTCTCGATATGCTCCCAGATGGCAACGTTGCCACGGAGGAGCTTCATCTCTTCTGGGCTGAGGGAGAAAAGGTCGCCATTGAAATCTGATTTGACGTTCTTCTTGATCCAATCCATCTCGTCACTACCGAAGCCGCCCCAATAAGCGTTCCATGAGTGGTGAGAACCGTGATAGCTTGCCTGCGCCTTTGCGATGTCGAGGTAGTTCTGATTGGTCTCCTGCTGATTCTTATAGGCTTGCTCGTAGTATGAGGTTGCCTTGGAGCCATAGGAGTTTTCCATTGCGTCAGTCAAATCCTCGATGGATTGCTGCAAGAGGGTATTTCTGTCCGTCAGTCTTTCGATGGTATCATTGACCTTCTTTGCATTTCCATCTCCACCGAACAGACTATTAAAGCCACCGAATGAAAGCGTGTTGAGGATATGTGAAACGTTGTTTCCGATACTCTTCAATGGCTTCATAACGATGTCGCCCGATAAAGCATCATCGAGGATGCCCGTTACTGCGCCAAAGACCGTGTCCATGAGGTTGCTGATGAGTGTTCCGAAGCCATCTTTCAGAATATCGAGGATGCCGAGTATTGCGGAGATTATTTCACCTGCCATACCGCTATCTCCTAAAGCTTTCGTCAGAGATTTGGCTGCGTCACTATCTTTACCGAGCAACCCTTGGATGCCCTTTGCTAGAGTGTTAGCGACGTCCTTCTGCATAGTGCCACCGAAAAGCTTGTCAAGCCCTAGAATAGAGTTTCCTATGCCTTTGAGTGACCCAGATGTGAGACCCTGCAAACCATTTTCAAGCTGCTGAAACTGAGAAACTGCCTTCTGTGCAGATGTCTGCAAGTCTGATGATGCCTTCTGAACTGATGAACCGAACTCCAAAACGTTGTTAGATGCGGTAGCAAGTACGCCCTGCGCTCTAGATAGGTTGGCTTCAGCCTTGTTGATACTTGTCTTGTCACCGCTCTTCTTAGCCTTAGCGAGGTCTTCCTGCGCCTTGGTGACAGCTTTTGTGGCTTCAATCTCTCGCTCCTGTGCATCAATATAGCCCTGCATTGCTGACTGATAGGAGTTGATGTCGTCAGAGACTTTCTTAAAGATGTCACTATTCCAGATGGTGGCAGAGCCTTGTAGCTTGGAGATAAGTTCCTGTATGGTCTTCTGCTCATTAACATCTGTTGTACTCTTTGAAAGCTCTTGCAGCTTCTCAATAGTTGGTTCCAGTTGGTCCTTGAACATAGCACCGAAGTCTCCGAAGATACTTCCCCAATCGATGTTCTGTCTGATGGCATTTATCTCGATGGTTTGGAGGTCCTTCTTTCTCTGCTGCTGAAGAGAGAGCTTTTCGCCTTCCGTCTGAGCCTTGGCTATCTTCTCCTCATACTCCTCGGCAATGGCTTGTTTCTGCTGATAGAGTGAACCATACTCCTTCAAGTAGTCACGCATAGAGGTGAGGGCTTCCCTGTTGACCTCATCAAGCTTCTTATTATACTCTTGGGTAGCGAGGTCTCTAGCCTTATTGAGGGCATTGGACTGAGCAGAGGTAAGGGTTACTTTCTTGCCAGCTTCCTTGTTCTTCTTCTTGAACTCTGCTTCCTGCTTGTCAATTTCGGCTTTGCGCTTGGCATAGTCGTTCTTGATTTGAGCAAGCTTCTTCTCCGTGCCTTCCTGCATGAGGGAGATAGTTTCATCTGTATTTTTCTGCTGCAAAGTCTTCAAGCGGTTGTTTAAATCCTCTTGGGCTTTGATAGTCTTGTTTTCTTCCTTAATGCGAGTCTTACGAGCTGTAACTGCCGCTCTTGCTGCCCTTCCGCTTACATCACCACCTAGTTTCGAGTAGGCATCCTTGGCTGCTTTCAAGTTTTGGGTGGCGGTTTCGTACTGAGAAGCGGTGTATTTGCTCTTATTTCTCTCCATAGCAGCAACCCTCCTCTTGGCTGCGTTATATTCACGCTGCGTCCTGTTGTAAGCTTGCTGATAGGTTTCCGTAGAACCATTGTTAGCCAACGCTTGTGCTCTTTTTTTTGCTTGGTTGAGGGATTGTTTGGCGGTGTTCCATTGAGCCTTGAAAATCAAAGGAATGGTCGTAGCGCCAGTGACCGCCCAATTCCGCTTCATCGTTAAGAGGTTGTTCAGAACCTTTGTTTTCTCAGACTCCTGCATGCGGAGATTCAGATCAGCAGGATTGTTCTTGATGTCCTCTCGAAGACCTGCTATCTCTTTCTGAGCCTTATTGATGAACGCATCCAATCTACTCTCACCTGTGGCGTAGTTGATGGTTTCGTTGGCAGCTTGCCAATCGTTGGCCAGATTGATTGCTTCGTCATAGAAGTCAAAGATTTCTTGACGTACACTTTCGTTCTCCTGTGCTTCTTGCAAGCGAACTTCGATAGGCTTTGCATTCTCGGCTGCTTGGTCTCGAAGTTGGATGATGTTGGAAAGCTTTTCTTCTGCTTGGTCAAGGTCTTCTTTGGCTTGGTTTATCTGTGATGAGATAGCGATGCTACCTTGACCGCCATTGGCTGCGTCTGCTCTGAGTTGCATTTGAAGCTCCTCAACCTTCTTTCGGTACTTCTCAACTTCCTCAACTGCCTTGTCGTACTTCAACTCATCCATGCTCTCGGCAACTTCCTTCTGCGTCTTAGCAAAATCGGCAGATGCTAGTTGAGCTTGTGAGTATTGCTCTGTTAACTGAGGTGCGAGGTTGGAGAGTTTTTGGTAAGCTTCTGCCTTCTCGTATTCTGTAGCTGTCTCAGACTGAATTGTTCTGATAAGGCTTTCGATATTCTGCTGACGTTCCTTGACCTTGCTGTCAAACTCATCCCACGCTTCATTGGATTTCCTTACTGCCGTTTCATGTGCTGATTCGGCGGTAGCAAGCTTATATACGGCATAGGTTACTGCTGCGATGGTGGCAGCTATCCAAAAAAGAGGACTTGAGAACATAGAAGCATTCCATGCGTCCTGTGCCCTTTTGCAGAGAAGGGTGACCTGTGCCCATATTCCTTTGGCTGCGGTGTCTCTTGCGGTAGCTGCGGTATTCAAGCCTTGGGATGCTGTGTTAGCCGTATTGGCTGCTGTATTTGCTTCTGTGGCTGCGGTTGCAGCGGTTTCTCTAGCCGTTTGGAGTTGCTTTGCGATGGTGTTCCTTTCGTTAACGGCAGTGTTGAGTTTGATTTCTGCTGTCTCTACCTTCTGCCCATCTGTATAGGATTCCAGAGCATCGTAAGCATCTTGGAGTGATTGAACCTCATTATCCTGCATAGCAAGTTTGTTCTCCAATGCCTTCACTTCCTCTGCGGCTGCGGTGGCTGCATCTGCCTTTGCTTTTGCCTGCGCCTGTAGTTCGGCAACATAAGCCGCGACCTCTTCACGCTTAGATGCTACCAGCTCTGCCTGTGCTGCTGATAATTGACCTTTGGCTACTGCTTCTTCAAGGTCTGTCTTCTTTGCTTCTTCCTTCATAGGGAGCAAAGATTCAAGAGCTGACAACTCGGCTGCATATCCTGCATTTGTTGTTGCTGTGTCAAAGGCTGCTATACTAACTGCCATTGCCTTATAAAGACCGATGGCAGATGCGGCTGCAAGGATAACCTCACCTATCTCCTTCCAATGATCGATAACCTTAGATGTGATATCCAAAGCATCATTCATCAAGCCTTCGGTCTGTGTGCCGAGGTCATTGATAGCCATTTCGATGGTGTCTTGGATATTGCTTATCTGTCCAGTAATAGAGTGAGATTGCTTTTCCATCAATCCACCGAACTTGCCGCCTTCATTGGTAAGACTTTCGATAGCCTTCTTGACTTCGGGGAAACCTACCTTACCTGCTGTCACCAATTCCGAAACCTTATCCTTGGTAACTCCGAACTGCTTGGCAAGTTCCTCTGTCAAAGGAATACCGCGACCTGTAAATTGCATCAAGTCTCTTGTGAACAATCGACCTTGCACCATCGTGGTACCATAGAGCCATGTGAGGTCCTGCAAGTTCAATCCCAATCCTGCTGATACGTCACCGAGCCTTCTCATGGTATCGGTAATCTCGTTGGCTGCAAATCCGTATGCAAGGAGCTGCTTTGCGCCATTTACCACACCCTTCATGTCAAAAGGTGTAGAAGCAGCAAGGTTGGCGAGGTCCGAAATCATTCCCTTTGCCTTCTGTCCGCTACCGAGCATGGTTTCAAAGGCAATTTCAAACTGCTGAAACTCTCCTCGGACAGTACCCAATGTGCTGATGATTTCCTTTGCCGTAAAGCCAGCGAAAGCCATCGATGCAACGGACTTGATGCGATTGAAAACGTTCTCAATGCTCTGGCCCTGCTGCTCGACTGCTCTTGCTGTCTGTGATACTCCATCCTGTACCCCTCGAAAGGCTTTCAGTACGGATGAATTATCGCCTGTTATGTCAAACTTGATACTTGCCATTTTTTTTATTCTGTCAATTACGTAAAGGTGCACCTCCTCACCCAAACCTTTATTCTTTACTTTATTCTTGTTAGTGTTGGAGGTTAAATTGGATTCTCTTCGCTCTGTCTGATCAGCTCCATGAGGTCCTCTTTGTTATCTCCGCTGAAGACCTTTTCTGTTGCTGATGGAATGTGAGCCTTCTTTCTTTCCTCATCGGATAGATAGATGGAAGTTATCTTATCCTTCATCATAAGCGTGAGGTTGTTGTATGAGATTTCCCACAGAACATAGTCAAGGGTCCATTTATATCTCTCGCAAGCTGCGTCAATGAGAGAGCCCCAAATGGTTCTGCCACCAAAGATATACTGATTACTGGAGTCTTTGGCTTGGTTTATCTTCTCCATACGCTCCGCTTCCTTGTCTATTCCACATTCCGTGATGATGTCGTGAAGCTTGTTGTCTGAGAGTATGGTGATGAGAAGGGTTGCTATGTCATCGTTATCACAGAACTTGAAGATGATGTTTTCCCTTGCCTTCAATATGCGTGAACTGAGCATATCGGATTTCTTCTGAAGAGTGTGGTAGGCTATTATCTTACAGCAAAGACTTCGATTCTCCTCTACTACACGGAGTGCTTCAATGAGGGGATTCAGCTTTAAGTTATCATCTTTGATACCTAGCTGCTTAATCAATGGAGCAGTCAAATACATCTTGCCTAAAGTCTGTGGGTAGATAAACAAATGTCTTCTACCTACCTGTATGCCTAGAGGTGTATCTGTTAACACCATGGCTATAATAGCGCCAATTTCGATGTCATTCTTCATAAGCCAATAAAATTTGTTAGCACCCAAGGCAGGACTCGAACCTGCGTCTTTCAACCAGCATTTTAAAGACCAACTGGATTTCATGTGACGGACTTTGGTCTCGCTCTAACCAACTGAGCTACTTGGGTAGGTTGCCGACTGATAACCCTCAATCGGCTGAAGGGTGAAAGGAAATCAACATATTGCCTTAAACGTCACCGTCGGTTTGTCCGTTTGTTGGAACAGTTATCTCCGTTGTTGTGTCTGTAGCACCTGCAGGATGCTTGAATGTAAGAACATATTCATCAGTCTTACCCTTAGCTTTCTTGGCTGTGATGATGCGCCAACGGAACTGACAATATACGGTCTCACCCTTCTTGTTGGTGGTCTTTGCTACCTCGTCACCCTCTGGCACAAGAGCCTTGTGGGTGTACTGCATCAAAGCACCATCCGCAGAAGAATATGATTCCTCTACGCTGACGGTTGAATTGCCAATATAGCAGCCAGCGTTCTCTGCATCTTCCGGCTGAACAGCGATAGCGTAGTTTCCTTCGATAAGTCCATCAATGGTAGGGAATGGCTGAGGTAAGCCCTTCTTGATGAACTCTTGATAAACGAGTTCGTAGGTGGACTTAGTTGTCTTTGAATCGACAACACCGCCACCTTCCTCCTTAGCTTCTGTTGTATCACCCTTGGTAGGGTTCAGCTGGGTAGTGTCCTCCTTTGGAGTGTCGAGTTTCTTCCAGTTGTTTGTAGCATCACTAAGGTTACGAACATAGATGGATGGTTTTCCCCATGTTGTTACTGACATAATCTTAATCGTTTATAGTTTGATACAATAATTTGTTATTAATGATGTGCTCACTTGTGCCCTCGCAAGCTATTACCCTCTGTTCACTCATAGACAAGCGGAAATCTGATCCATGAACTGCTTCGAAGGTAGAGAAAGAGAGTTGACATAACTCACGGAGCCTTGCCGTGTTCTCTTCCTTTCGGGTATTGCCTTTCTTTGTGATAGCTTGATCTTGAACATAGATGTTTACATTCACAAAAGCTTCTTGGATTTGCGAGGTTTGATTTGCTAGCACTGAGATGCAAATATCTTCCTTGCCAGTTGTACCTGTTCCATAGAATGGTCTTCCTCGCTTGCAAAGACTACCTGTTACAGCAGTCTTTAATTTCGAAGAAGAGATAATGTTGTACACATCATCCTTAATATCAATATCCGATTTCATAGCTTTATCTGATTGATTCTACTTACAGCTTTATCCACAGCGAGCTTTAGTTTACCATCAACGACGGAACGAGCCCATAACTCAGTGGATGCAAGCACATCTTTATTTTCTTTAGCTTCTACAAAGTCTGCATAGTTCATAGCCGCGACTACTACCAATGCGTAAACCTGTGAGTATTCCTTGGCTAGGTCAGCTATCATTTGTCTTCCTTCTTGTGAACCATTAGAACCATTGCCTATGGAAGCGAAGGCTGATTCTACTTGTTTCCTTCCGTAGTCAAAGATGGCATAACCGATGGAGCTTCGTAGGTTTCCTGTATGGTCTATCCAACTTTCCTCTGCCGAGCGGTCTCTTATCCTTGCATTACATTCTTCTCCTAGCTTGGCATAAGCAGTGAGGATTTCTTGCTTTATTATCGCCATAGCGGACCGAAAAAAGTTATTGAGCGCAGACTGATAGGTTGCGAGTTTTATACCCATATTTTACATTGCAGTTGATAACGATGAAAGCCGAGTACGACAAATTCCTTCACTTCGTTTCCAAAGAGCTTTACACGGATTTTGTCTCCGTACTCGAAATCACGGCATGCTCTAGGAAGGTTGTAGATGGTGTAGGAATAGTTCTTTGCAGAACCATCGGGGATAGTGATAACGTTTGCCTTGCCAGCAGGTACAATATCACACTTACAATAGTTCTCCACCCATTCTTCTGAGCCTTGAACATAGTCTCCGTTATCGTCTTCATACCCATCAGTTACATGTAGGTAATCTAGGGTATGGGCAGCGAAATCCAATACAGCCATATCTTAACCTCCTATATAAACCATCGGTTGACCCAGTGCAGGGGATTCACCGATGGTTTTGTATAAAGCATTTATTCGTACTAGCAGCCTTTCCTTATCCTTGTCAGATAGTGTTCCTATGCTCTTGTCTGACTCGGATAAGCTTACAGCTTGTATGAGAGAGTACAGACAATCAGCAAGCGCACCTTTCCATTCCTTGGACTGAGCGACCTCAAATGTATATTCATCATCACCATTAAGCTGACGTTCTATCATCTTATTCTCCACGAATCCTAAAGGGATAGGGTAGTGGATTTCATCAATCAATGCTTGCTTTATTGTCTTCATATCAATTCAAATTAAACCTCTGGAGTGAGTTTAGAGAGAACTTCGGCTTCCTCCTCATCGCTGAGTGAGTTGAGAGCCTTAATCAGAGTCTCATCGGTTGAGTTAGTCTTCACATTGACACCAGCAGCCTTCAAAGCAGCGATGAGGTCAGCCTTCTTATACTTCTTACCCTTGTAAGTTGTATACTGATCGGTATCATCGGTAGACTCGGCATTCGTATCAACCTCCTCAGACTTGGTAGTGAGCATATAAATCTGATCTACGTCCTCGATTACTGGCAAGCAGATAGCCTGTCCTGCGGTAACCTCCTGCAAAGATGGCTCATTCTTGGAGTACTTAGAGATAAGCTTGTAGCTGTCAACGTTAGAGTACTGAACACCTGCTACTCGGTTGGTGTCCTCTGCAAGGGTACCCCAAACGAAAGAGCCTACGTTGGTGTTACAGATGAAGATAATGTTATTCTCATTCCATGGCTTAACTGATTTTGGCTTTCCGTTCTTCTCGATAATCACGGTTCGGTTGATAACCTTGATGGCTGCACCGAACTCATCCTCGAATGCTTCCGAGAAAGCTGACTCCGATGGTGTCTTGAGCTTGGTATTTTCGGTATAAGTCTTACCCTCGTAGTCGGCAACAAGCTCTTTTGCCCATTGCTCCTTGCGGATTTTCTTAATCTGCGTCTTAGCGAGCATAACCTGTATGATGGTATTGTTATCGGCATTTGCCTTTTCGAAGATTTTATCGAAATCATCACGGGTAGTAACACCATTGGTTGCTGTTTTGAAGCAGTTTGCCTTAAAATATCCATAGTCAACACGGATAGCCTTACCCGAATTGTCTGCATCTTCAACGGCAATAATACCATTAGAGAGACCTGCCAAGAAGTTCATTTCGTTACGCTCTTCGAGACCGACAGAGCAAGCGACACCATCATTCATGAGCTTGTTGATGATACGAGCCTTTGCAGTTTTAGCAGCCTGTCGTGTTGATGTAGCCTGCTCAACCAAGCCTTGCGCCTGGAATGAATTGGCTCTCGCTACAATGTTCTCATACTGAGCCTTCATGATGTTGATGTTGTTGATGTCAGACTCGAAAAGAATCTTCTTCATCGCAATCTTTGGCAACTTACCATTAGAGGTTGCGATTTGACCACGCTTCTTCAAAGGAATGTCTGAATCCATCTCAACGATGTCGGCAGCTACATATGTGGTCTTAGCTGATGAACCTTCCCACTTCTGATCTGGAGAATACACATCGGTAAGCATCTCCTTGTAAAGATAGGTACGCTCCTTCGGATTCTCCTTCTCCTTAACATACAAGCTAAGTTTAGGGAAGATAGCTCGGATAAACTGAATAAAAAGTGATTCGTTCATATAAACAATCTTTTAAGTTAAAAACTAGAGCACAACTTAGTCATGCTCAAAAATAAGACTTGGGAGAGCAGTCTTGATGGCAGTTCTCTGAGTTTCGTCCTTGAACTGATAAGGCATTGCCACATCATTCACGCGACCATTATCCATGATGGCAACCGCTTCACCCTTCATGCGTGAGCGTACAACAACACCAGCAAATTCTGCATCACTAGCCTTGTCTTTGTACTTGCCATCTTCGGTTTCAAGTGGAGAATACTCATAAACATCATCAACCTTCTTGCGGACAATGATGTGACCTGCCTGAATAACCTCATCCTTGAAGTTGGCGTAGTCGAGTGCTCTACCGCCTGTGATACCACCGAGATACTGACGGATAACCACAGCGTCCTTACCCATGTCGTAGCCTTTGGTTTTTGGCTTGTAGTCTTCTGCTACCATAATCTAATAATTTATAAATGAAACAATAGATGATTACATCTTAGCCAGCTCCTTGACTTCATCATCAGACATTAATTTATCTTCCTCCTTTGGCTGAGGTTTGGTATCGGGAGCAGGGATTCGTCCAAGCTTTTCAAGACCCTTTTCAAGTCTTTCCTTGTTCTCTTCCTCAATATCTTCCTTCAACTCATCGAGGTAGTCCTCAAACTCCTCTTCATTCTCAAACTTCATGTGAGAGAAAGATTTAAGCCGACGCTCTCCGAACTTACCTGTGTCCTTCAGCAGTTCCCTTACCTTTGCGGTACGGCTGCTTGTGGTATTGCCAGACTTCAATGCAGTTACATCGCCTTGGAGTGTAGCAACAGCCTTTGTAAGTTCCTTGATTGCGGTGAGGGTAGCGGAGTCATCATCATCGCTATCCTTCTTGCCCTTCTTGCCCTTCCGTGACGGACTTCTACGTGCTGGATCGTCATCTGGATCTGGATCGTCATCTGGATCATCGTCATCATCGGGTGCAGGATGAGCGTTTTTGTACTCTGAGACTTGGCGGTCTGCTGCGGACTGAGTTAACTGGAGTAACGGCAAGACATCATCAATTGCGTCACTAATACCTTCACTAACTTCTTCGTCAGTAGCATCATCTTTGAGTTGAAGTTTGTTGGCAACATTGGCGGCAACACCCTTTAACTCCTTACGACTGAACCCCAATGCCTTAATGTCTCGATTGGTTTTCAGTGCTTCAAGAACTTTTCTGTAATACTTGTTCATTGCTTGTTGAGTTATATTTAACAAAAAATGGTCTGCGAGCGAAATGCAGGCAGACCAAACGTAGAACTCGGTGTAAGAGCAATGTTACGAAAAGTTCTGTCACGTGCATCTTCACACGCTTTTATGGGTGCAAATATACGAAATATTATTTAATCAACAAATAGTTTTTGCAAAAAAGTGAGAAATTATTTTCATTTCAATAAACAAGGGAGAACTTCACAGCCCTCCCTTGGAAGATAAGATGCAATAAAAATGCACTTAAACGTGCAAAATATCTTCTGTGTTCAAGTTAGATTCTTTTGGTATGTAATTATGGGTTTGAGGTATTTTATCGGCTTGTAGCCTATAGTCTCCCTTTGTCGTGGTAAGAGTAATACTGATCGGACTTGCTACTGATGATAACGTGGTCCATAAAATACAATCTCATTATTTCACAAGCCTTCTGTATCTTATATGTTATCACATCGTCAGACTTTGATGGAAAGCAGTTAGAGCTAGGGTGATTATGAACCAATGCTATTATTACGGCATTGCAGGAGATAGCTTCTTTACACACAATTCTTACGTCTATAGGGGTTTCTGATATTCCACCTTGTGACAATCGAACCATTTTGATTAATTTGAAGTTGTTATCCATACAGAACAGATAAGATTCTTCTATTTCTAAATCCTTGACGTATGGTAAAATATAGTTGTAGATGTCGAGGGAACTACCCAAATCTGTAAGTTCTTGCGACTTCTCTTTCATAAATCTTCTGCCAAGTTCGAATGCAGCGAGTATAGCGGTAGCCTTCTTTTCACCTATTCCTTTGATAGATGTAAGCTCCTGCAGTGTTCTCTTGCTTGCCTTTCTGAGGGAATGACTACCATCAAAGATTTTTCTTATTGGTTCATTACCCTGTAGCATAGGGTCTATACCGATAATTGAAGCAATAAGGTTCTCGTTACTCAGATATTCTACCCCATATTCCTTTGCGTAAGATGTGATAGAATCGTACTTGATAGTTCTTGCATTATCCTTCATAAGATACCTCCTCTATGTCTTTTGAATAATTGAACACAACATCAAAACTGAAACCCAATTCAGTAATGAGGTAGAAATGAATATCCTCCCAGTCCCAACTTGAAGGAATGCCTTTTATCTTTTTAGACTTTTCGGCATCCATTGCTATTATAACGTTCTCTTCCATTGCTCTATCTTATTTTTAAAAGTTCATAACTTTCGTTTCATACACTATGAATCCTATCTGATCCGCCACAATCAGTTTCAGATGATTTCCTCCTGGTCCATTTATATCACCATCATCCAACCCGATTTCCTCTAACGTTTCCTTGATGGCTGTTTGGTAATCTCCTATGCCTTGAATTAATAAGCATAGGTCTGGTCTCTCGTTAAGAAACTGATGAAAACCATAAAGGCTATACGAGCCTTTTTTGATGAGGGAGAAGAAATCTTTCCATTCATCACCACTAATCTGCGTGGTTACGGATTTAAGCTCTTCTATTGTTGTGCAGTTGTTTTCCATACGATTTCATTTAGCGTGATACGATGAAGTCTTTATCTGTAAAAGTCTGATCCTTATATTTTTCGAACAACTCTCGGTCGCTGATGCAATCATTAGCACATGCTAACTCTCTGAATGAAAGTTTGTACCCAAACTTATCTTTCAACATTTCGATTTTGAGTTCTTCTTTCTGAAGGTCCGATAATTCATATACTGTCATATTCATTTCCTCCTATTAAACATTGCTATCCAACAATTCAAATTTTATTCCTTTTTCGGTTTTCTTAGCCATCCATTTAGCTGTAACCACACCGTCATTCCATGCTTTTATGAGGGGGAGAACCTTACACTCCCCTACATTTATAATATGTGTCATATACTCACAAGCACCTTCAAAAGTGTCGAATGCGTGAAGTAATACCGTATATCTATCTGATTCTGTGTAAACGTTCATTGCTCTTATCTCCTATACTTTAAACCAATTCATAGCTTTCTGTATTCTCGTTGTATGCTACGACTCCTTTCTGCTGTAAATTACAAAGTGCAGTGTTGAAGTTGTAGATACTAAACTCTGCATCTGTAGCTTCAATCAAGTACCCTTCTTGGTAGCCGAACTTGACCTTTTTCAAAGCCTTTGTAATTCGTTTCTCTAACGCTTCTACTGTGTAAACTTTAACCTTTTTCATTGCTCTTATCTTTATAGGGTTAGTAAATGATTTCTGATTTGTATTTCAAACCCTCCAAGGCAATTTTGATGAAAGACATCATTTCATCATACTGATTTGTGTTGTCTAAATACTTAGAAAACCAAGCTTCTGCCTCGAAATAACCATCATAGAAATGGTCGTTGAAACTTCCGTCTTTATAAGACGATACAAGTTTATTGTAACCTTTCTTATAATCCTTCTTGCTATTGAAACGTACTTTAATTCTCATTGCTCTTATCTTTTAAATTATTATTTATTTTTGATGGTGCAAAGATAGTCATTTTTTAGCATTTGACCAAATTTTAGCCTCATTATTTTTCTTGCTTAACTTTATATAACTTATTGATTACTAGAGTGTTAAATAAAACCCATTTTCCTCTATGTAGGGCTTTTTCTGAAAAATGATATAAGGATATGGGGAAGAAAATAGAACAGCTTAGAAAGGCTTAGATGCGAATTTTGCCGTTTCGTTAACTTAACTAATGTTACCGAAAACTACAGGAAGCTAATTTGACAAGAAAAGCGCAAAAACTGCTTTTAACATGGTGTTACGGAGTGTTTATACTAAAAAATGCACTCTAACCTCACGGTCGGAGTGCACTAAGAGCAATGAAACGTTAAAGGTAACGTTTCAGCTGCAAAGTTACAAAACTTTTCTGTATCTTGCAAATTTATACTATACTATTTAACAATTGTAAATCATTGTCTCTATCGAAGTCGTATGGATAGAAGGTGTTGGCAAGGGCATCCATCTTGTCGGGAGAACGTTTCAGACGCTTCTTGATTTCGTCTTTTGGTTCCATGATGATTGAACCATCTGACTGAAACAGCCAATGCACTTCACACAACTCTTGATCCAACTCATCATCGGGTGGAAGTGCTGCAAAGAATCCATTCTTCGGGTTGAGCCAGTCACGTATGCACCAAAACAAATAAGCCCTCATGTTAGCGAAAGAGTAGCAGCCTGTCACATCATGCTTGTTTCTCACGCCTTCCGAGAACTTGCAAGAGAATGCAGTTAAATACTTTTGTTCTATGAGTCTTGAATAAACTCCAGCACCTTCTCCTATGGTATCAATGAAGGCTTTATTCTTGGAACTCAAACTTAGGTAGTGCGCGACTTGACCTGCGACTGCCATGTGGTCCGCATGACCACCCGAATTATGACACTTGATTTCTGAAACATAGTTTCCTTGTCGTGGAACATAGCAAGACCTATCGCGCCCCATACCTGCGACATCGACACCTAGGCGTATTGGCTTATGGGTGATAAAGCCACTATCTTTAAGTTCCTTCCATCTTCTATGGGCAATCTCGCACCATTCGTATGGAATGAGGGTATCTTCGGAAACCTTCGGAAACATACCGAGGACCTTAACACGGAAGAGGTCATTGGGCGTATAATACTCACCTTCCCAAACAAAATCGCCACGACCTTCATCAAACTCAGATTTTCTGATTTTCTGTGCCCATGCTGAGACCTTATCGGCTACCCATTCATAGTCAACTTGACCAGGGATAATGTTTTTCTTGCTTACTACGTTCTCTGCGTTGAGGGATGATAATCTAAACTTCTTGAATCGGGGAGACTTCATGGAGTTGGCTGCATACCCTGTAGTAACGTTTGGGTTGAATACCAATAGCAATCGAGAGTTACCTTGCAGGTTACCCTCGATTGCATTATAGATGGTGTCCGAGATACCGGATGCTTCTGTTACGATGAACATGGTGTTTACAGCATGGAATCCCGACCAAGCCTCTGTGTTGTCGGCTGAAGATTTGAAACCTGTCAGATACCATTCCTCGTAATCTGTTCTGATACCATCCGACAGCAAACGACCAGGCAGAAAGCCTGCCTTTTTGTATAGACGTGCCACTTCTGGTATCATGATGTTTGTTACCTGTCTTCCTGTCGGTGCAGTAAGGGCAATCTTGGTGTTCTTTTCCAAACTGCCATCCTTACCAAAGCGAGGAGTGAGGTAGAGGAAACATAAAGCGGCTACGGCAGCGATGAAGTCCTTACCCCTTGCAGTTCCACTGGCTACCGTTGTCATTTTGTTCTTCTGAACAGAACGCAATATAGCCTTTTGCTCTTCGTCAAGGCGAGCCTTCAAGACTTCCTTGGCGAAGAGACACCAATCATTGCGCCATGCAATCATTTTTTTTATTGCTTTCTGTTCTGACATATTGCTAATTCAATAATATTCGTATTTTCTTGTTTCCTTTAAGTATGGCTGCTGCAACTCGATGATAACCATCAATAATATAAATCTCCCTATAAACAAACACTTTATTCGATTATTCTCATTTTAACCTTTCTCTCATGATTGAGCTTTGCGGCAACGAAACGATGATTTCCATCAACAATCATTATTCTTTCACTATTACCATCAGTGTATCTTAAAGCCTTGATACCGTCATAATTTCTTGATGACATGTATTTTGCAACATCTTGTTTATTCAAGAAATCTTGTGGCGTGTTAATGCTTGAATTTATGTCAACATATACATCTTTCCCAAGTTCTTTAAATGTTTTATCAATATCACCAACTTCTTGACTGAGGCTGTATTTCTTTCCATAGACCCTATGAAAAGAACCAATAACGGCTTCTTCGACTCCATAGGGTGTCTTTGAAATGAATAAATTTATGTTCCAATTAGGAAATTTTCTATCAAGCTCGCTCACCCCACCACTTGCCTTACGGCTCTTGCTTGCTGAAGAACTGTTTGTCCCTCTTGTGCCATTACTTCGTTTACCCATAACCTAACAATTTAATTACTAACTATAATAAACTACTTTGAGAGCTTTGGGAAATCCTGCATGTTATCAAGCATATCTTCTACAGAGAAGTTCTTTACTTGAGTATCATACAAGGTCTTTTTCAGCTCTTGGTATTTTGCTTTTGCATCAAGATCAAGCATACCGATGGTATCTTTCATCTTTTCAAAAGCTTTCAACTTATTCTTGATGATGATGATTGGTGTTACATAGACGGCATTATTTTCCTTACACCACTGCTCAATCACGTTACCACCTCCATAAACGATGAATCTGAATCTGTTGCCATTTGCTACGAACTTGGCAATCTCGTATTCAAATTGCAGTTCATTTAATCGGTCTGTACACCCCCTTGTGGCGAATGATGAGTAACCTTTAGGGACACCCATCAAATTCAGCTTATAGAACTTAGGAGCCACATTTAAGTCAACAAATACACCAATCCCCTTTTCCCGCATAGCTCTCGCAAGAAAGCGTTTCTTGTAGATAGCCTGCATACCAAAAGCTATTGGAGTATCATTTGATAAGCTGAAGTTTGGCTCAATAATGCTACCAGGGTTATACTTCAAAATCTTCTCTGGCTTCTCATAGATTGACCGGAATCTATAATCATCAGTATAGAAGTGGAGTGTTCCCCTGCCATTCATGTTCGTTGTTCTTGCCTGCTCACCAAAGCAATAGAATGGGATTTCTATGTACTGAGGTTGCACATCAGACAACAAACATGGTATCTCCAACGGATTGTCCGTTGGAAACAAGCAGTCAGGTATATACAATTCTCCATTTTCCATAATTAACCTTCTTCATCATCGGGAAGCTCCTTCATTAACTTCTCGAATGGGTTTTCTACTAATCTGTTATCTACTTGCTCGACATAGCCACGCTTCTTGCCCTTAGTTTTCAAAAGGAAGATGATTGCAGTTAGATTACCTTCGTTCACCTTTTCAACCAACTTGCTTTCAGTAAAGTCAAGAATGCCTTCATCTATATCGTCCAACATCTTGGCTAACTTCTCATTCTCTTTTCGCCAGTTATATAAGGCTTGGCGTGTAATACCCAAAGCTACTGCCGTAGCAGCCATATTGCCGCCCTTCTTTTCATAAGCAGCGGCAATCTTTTTTAATTCTGTTCTTCTTACCTTTGTCATAATCAACCTTTCTAACTTGCAGATGCTATGACTGCTTTCAAAGCATCTATATACGACATATTCTTGCACAACAAAAGTGATTTCGAAAGATGGTCTAATGGTCCAAGTCCAGGAAGCAGATTGATATCTATAGGATAATATCTACCATCTATTCCCTTGCGAAAATCAATTCTTGCGTGAGATTTCAATCCTAAGTAAAGGAATATAGTTCCTGCCAAATTCATTAACCTGTCATCATTCATTGCAGAACAGCATTCTTTAAAACCAACTTTGCAATCTCGTGTTTGGATGCCATTGGTTTCATCGCAATCAATAGAAATCGAACACAGAAGTATATATTTTTGGTTATTAATGCAGGTTACCGTGCAATCAGATCCAGCAATATACTCCTCAACAATACTTTCCATTCCAAACTCTTCTTTAAGGTATTTCATCTGTTCCATTACCTCTTTTGGGGTACGACAGATGCTTTTCTCCGATATACCAAAACTATCACTTCCATATCTAGGTTTAACAAAATATGTCTTACCTTCTTGTAAAGATGATAAATAGTTTTGATATTGTTTCGGTGCCCTAATACCGCAACTACAAAGGAAACGGAAGACCTTTTCCTTATCCTTAACCAATTCGTATTTAGAGAAATCCTCTGCTGTAGTTTTTACACCTTTTGCTCGGATAGTCTTGATGAGAGATTCACTTGCGGTTCTAAGTAATGCCACATCTTCCTTTTGTAAGAAGTCTAGCTTATCGTTTTCATCTACAACAGCTAGTTTGACATTATCTTTTCCTAAGGCTTCTCTATAATATTTGAAGACGGAAGAAATTCCATAATTCTCCATCTCTTCTTTACTTGTTATGCTCCAAATCATTTTCTTTTTCTCCTTCCTTTATTTCGATTAAACGTTCACTCGCTAGCTCTAGCAACTTGGCAAATGTGATGCTTGGAGATTTAATACCAAACTCCTTACCTATGTCCTGTTGAATCTTAAGCAGGGTCTTCTCGTTATCTTCTTCGGAAGCTAGAACGAGAGCATCACTTTTGCGTGCTTGCTCACGAATGTCTCCATACAATGTGTCCAGACTAGCAAATGAACTAGGGTAGAGGATGATGGTGAATACGAAATTCTCCTGCATGGCATATACATCTATACCCTCTGTGCTTATTGGCTTAATCTCGTCAATGTTCACATGAGCAAACTTCTTGAAGTCGATAGATTGAATTGATGCAAACAACTTCTTCAAGATGCTAACATTAGCTTCACCATGAAGGGAGTTGTGAGATAATTCAATAGCAATAGCTTCATCATTTGTAATCTCGCTTTCTTCTACATATAAGATGCCTAGCATTTTATAGTGCAGTTTCTTGCATGCCCTCAAACGATGATTACCGCTGATCATGATGTATCTACCATTATCCTTCTTGATACAGGTAGGCACACTACTCAATCCAGACTTAGCAATGTTGTCTGTCAGTTGGGCGAAGTCTTCACCCGACATTTCATTTGCATTGATTTCTACCTCATCTATGAGGTTTATATCAACTTTTGCGTATTTCCATCTATCTTCATTTTCCATTCTTCAACGATTTTTGATATTTCTCAATGATTTCCTTATTCGTAGGGTATATCCCAAGTATTCCTTCGTAAGCAAGATAAGATGATGTGCAGTGTTCCTTCACTTTCTTATACACGCCACGATATTTCATGCTCACTGGCTTATGGGTATAAGCGCAGGAGATAACCTTCTCGCAAAGCTTGTGCATTCTTCTGCTCAAATACCTTTGAACACCAACGGACTGAATGCAATACAATATGAGTTTACTCAATCGAGGGATAGCATTATTCGTACAAAAGTCCGTCAACTGAAACAAATCATACCCCTTGTGCTGAGGTAGCGTAAAGCCAAATCCGCCTAGAGTATATTTATCGTATTTTACCGCAAAAGCATACGTGCATACGCTACATTGGTCCACCTTCTTGATATACTTCTTTTGTAAACAATGAAGGAGAGAAGCATCTACTCGTTCAATCTTTAGCTTATTTGCGTCTGTAATCTCCAAATCATCTGGAGGAACAATCTCATTGCATTCGATTCTGTATGAAGAATATGAGGTGCTTGCATTATTTTGTGCAGTTGGCTTATTGCAATAGAGGAACCTTCCTGCAGACCGTCTTTCCCCACTTGAATTATTCCACATAGCTATCTTATGTAGGTTCCTCAGATAAGGGCTGTTGCTGAAATAGTAGAAATAACTATCACTCGGAATACTTTCCACAAGATTATAGTAGTCGTTCCTTGCAACAGAAAAATCTGATTTCAAGTCACTATTTTCAGAAATGAGTTTGAATGCTCTCTTCTGCTTCTTCTCTATTCTTCCGTAATTAAAGAAGATTACCTTCTTATTCTTGATGGCTTCTTCTAGTGTTCCAACATGGAAATCACATGTAGTGAGCAATCTCATCAATCGCTCATTTGCCTCCTCGGTTTTCTCGATTGATTCCCTTGCCTTAATTTTCAATGCTTCGAAGACAGCACTATTTCTTGCCGATTCACTCATGAAATATTTTTGCAGTTTCACGGCATAAAGAGCTAGCGCAAGCTGTCTTGATGGTGTAGGATTGTTATAGTCCTCCAACCATGCAAGCTTATCCTTATATGTTAGTGATGTTTTACCATTTGCCAACATATAGAGCAGATAGCAGTAAGCATCTTGGCAATATATAGATACTTCCACCTTATCAAGGAAGAATAACTCATAGTAATACATAAAGCCATTTACTATGCAGATTTCCTTGTGTCCGTTAGCTTTTACAGCATCATATAGAGCTGAAACCATTTCAGAATTGTATGGCAAAGGCATAGTCATAAAAGCTTCTATTGCGCTATATGGATTCCCTTGATATAGGAGTGGGCATAACTCATCTGGAGTATCATATTTAAGCCCTGTAACCTCACAAAATTGCTTGTAAGATGTTATAGATTGATAATCTTCCAATTCGTGGCTTATGGCGTAATAGAATATGCGATATGCGGAATACACACAATTCATAGCTCGATAGAAATCATCAGTTGCATGAAACGTTCTAAATTCTATCGTCTTTGTCTTGAAGTATGCAGAAATATTCACTGCATGGCGTATGAAACCTTTCTTAGACTGATTTGTGAAGAGGGTTTGTAATTCATCAAACGTCTGAGCATTTTTTACTCCTTCGAAATATTTTTCTGTAGGAATAGGCTTTGCATTGAAGATGTTTTCATCCCAGTCTGAGATTTTCGCATATCTCTTAAAATATGGATAGCAGACATAAAAGAATAGATATACTTTCTTTAGCTGATCTACAGACAAATCTCCAACGTATATGTGAACATGAGTATCAATACTCCACTTTATCTTTCCACCTGCAGCAACCATTGATTCATATACAGAACGAAGGTCGTGCAATTCCTTTAGGCAGCAAAGATGTAGTGGAGGGGTATTCACCTCTCCACCAAACTGCTTATTGCTTGAACAATCGGTATTATCAATGCTCTCTTCCTTGCTCCAGGAGTAACCTTCGGGCAAAGTTACCTTCGCCCTTTCAAGATTGCACATTTCGATTTCAATACCAAATGTTCTGTTTTTTATATCGCTATCTACATTCATGAAGCATATCTATTTCGTTAATAATACCTAATCTCTGAATAGTTCTTCCTGTTTTACGGAAGTCTATTCCTAAAGCTACACTTGCAAGCGTAATGAGGGATGATGTAACAGGTAACTCTAAGCCTATATGAAGTGCAATACTTTCCATCAGTACCAATCCCTCTGAAACGTCTTCTGTGATGTAACGTGAGTGAACAGATGTTGGGCTGATGGCTCTATCACTAGATTCTGAGTAACGATGCAAACTCTCTATTGGGTCTGACATATTGAAACCTCCTGCTTCAAATACGCTTGTTTTGAAAAAGCCCAAGTTTTTTAAGACTTTCATCTTTTCTTCGTCAAGTCTCATCAATAGATTGATAGTGGAGTCATTTCCTCTTGCGTATGCTTCACGATACATACAGAAATTTCCCTTTGAATATTCTATTCTCGGAATACTCATAATTGAACCTATCGTATGCAATACCATATTTGGATTGAGTAATGCAGATTCAAGCACGCAATATTTTGCTATAAAACCTTTGCTAATTTTATGCAGTTTCTCCATGCAGGTATCATGATTAGAAAAGCATGCTACAGGAATAACTTCATGCCTATAACCAACACGAAAAACAACTTCGTTTGGTTTATCATCCAACTCTACTCGTCCTTCCAAATATGGACCTGTTGCTTCAACTAACATTGGTAGTTTTCTGCAATGTTTCTCAAAATAAAAAGAGGATGCGTAACTAGAGATACAGACAACAATCTGATCATTGTGAAGGTATTGATGTATACGTTCTACTAGACCCTCATAGAAGTTACTCTGAATAGTACAAAATATAACTTCTGCTTCTGCAACCTTACTGAGGTCTTTAGAAACCTCTTTGATTGCAGTTTCTATATAAGTTGATTTCTCTTTAAGAAAAACCCTTTTGCCGTTCTTGATAAGTCTATCAAAGGCATCTGATTTGTATGAAGATGTCTTTAGGAGTGTAACTTCATGACCTTTAATAGAGAGGTCTGCGGCAAAAGCTACTCCCACGTTGCCCGTTCCTATAACTGCTATTTTCATGCTCTTTTATTTTAATTCTACAAAAATAGAGCGGCTAGAGGGACTCGAACCTTCGACCTTCACATTGGTAATGTGACGCTCTGACCGACTGAGCTATACCCGCAAAAGAGCGGAGAGTTGGAGCCGCACCAACGACCTCAGTGATGGTATCACTGCGCTCTGCTAACTGAGCTATCTCCGCTTATAATAACAATATTCTATACACGCAAAAATGCTCGTCTTTCCGAGCCGTCAACCCTTGTGGGTATTTTGAAAGGAGGAATTTCTAAAACAAGCTTTGCTCCGAGTAAACAGGATTCTTGGAAATTCCAAATTCCTCGACCTGCACTCCCAACTTTTCATTCAGCCATTTTGCTACTAGGTGGCGATGGCAAAAATCATCTGGCTTTTCGAAGCAACATAGAGCTACATCTTTTCCATTTGCCATTTTCTCTATTGCTGAGAGAAATGCTTTTGGGTCCCGATGAGCCAATATCTCAGAATTGAAACGTTGTACGTAATCTTCTTTAGATTTGGAGTTATGAAGAATGTCCCATGATGGTGACACGTACTTGTTTGACAATCCTGTAAACCATTTCGGAGGGTAGAGGGCAATACCGATCATCATGATACCAGCTTTTGCTAACTTAGCTCCGTTTGAGAAGTATGATGTATAAATCTTCATTTTTTTGTAACTTTTTGCAAAGATAGATAAAATTATTTAATCAACAAATAGTTTCTTGAAAAAAGTGAGAAATTATTTTCAAGCGTACATTTTCTTAAGAAACTTCTTTAGATATTCGTTATTAATATCCTTTAGTGGAGTAGGGGAGAATGAGGTATCTCGCTCTACTGTTAAGCCTAACTTTGTTGTTAGCCCCTGCAACTCGGTTAAGCTTGTGTAGCCATACTCGCCTTCACCACTTCCATTGATAGTGATTCCGTAGGCGATATTGTTCTCTAGGTCTGCTTCCAATATGAACCAAGACCATGCACCAACACAAAGGAAGAACTTTGCTTGACAGATGGCTTCTTCCTTTTTGCCATCCTGTGAGTAGAGAGGATATTTTTCCAGTCTCTTCTTAATTTCTTTCGTAATCAGTTTCATTGCTCTTATGTATTTTTTTAGATTTCTACTTCATTTATTTCGTATTCACAATCAGAAAGAATGTTCTCGATAGTATCTCGCAAATCTTCCAATACGTCCATTTCATCTTCATCGTCTGCGTCAAATTCAGACGATTCGTAAACATTTGATGAGGTCCATTTACCATTTCCAGTTATAAAATTATAACCTTCCATTCTCGAGTAAGCCTTTCTTGTGTCTCTGAGACTTATTTCAACTATTACCTTTTTCATTGCTCTTATCTTTTAAATTGTTATTTTATTTTTGATAGTGCAAAGGTAATCATTTTTTTGCAAATGACCAAATGATTTGGGCAGAAAATACTTTTTGCTAACTTAGTTTAACTTATTGTTATTCAGATACTTAGCGTTTAGTATAGTTACCGCATCTACTATCATCTGACTAGCATCAATTCCTAATGATTGATAAAAAGCGCCATGTCCGCAAAGTGTTTCGTATGCAATTCGCATGATTCTACGTTCATCCCTTGTGAAATCATACTTAAAAGTAGAAAAGATGGAGAGTGCTCCTTTCAAATCTCCATCTTTTAGCTTTTGCACAGCTTGTGTAGTTTTACTTATCTTCATAAGGCTCAATGTTTCTTGTTGTGAAATCGTCTGCGGTCAAGATGATTTCTGATCCATTAACCATTTCTTCGACTTTATCGCATGCGTCACTGCCATTGATGGCATCAACCTCCACTACCTTTTGCAGGTATTCGGTGACTTGCACTTTAACCTTGTGAATGGCAGCTTTCTCTAGTTCCTCTATTTGAAGATTGAACACTTCTAGGAGTTCTTTGATTTCCTTTTCGATTTCCTCGAAATCAATGATGATATCCTTCAAGCGTTTGGGTGCTCCGTTTATTCCATGACCTTCTTTGTCACACCAGTTTAAAGCTTCACCATCTGGATCGAAGTTCTCATAGTAGTTGGAGAGATGCGCCAAAAAACCATTCGGGTCATTGTTTGGCATTTCGATTGACATATTGAAATCGTGACCTGCAGGAGAATAACGCTGAAAACATACATCAACAAGTTTGTTGTCGTGGTCTAAGAAATCTACTGTCCAACCCTTGTTTTGTCCAATGCTGATAATCAAATCTAATAACTTCTGTTCCATTGCTCTAACATTTAAATGTCGTTATAATGAAGACCTTCACCCTCCTCTAGTACATGGTCTTCGTTTTCTACTAATTCTGAGAGGGATAACCAGCATCCACGATAAAGAGCCTTTTTGAGGTCTTGGTAACGTGCTTCTGCTACTTCCTTATCTGTGATGAGGGATTCTTTAAGTTGGTCCTCGGTGTAGAGATACCATATCAATTTGTATATCTTCATAATACTTATGTTTATTGTATGTGGGTAATCAGAAGAAAGCCATACTTTCTATTTAATGCAATATCGTATTCAATCAAATGGTCCTTGAAATAATCAAAGCAAATATGTTGCAAGCTTTCAAGTATACTTATTGTTGAAGACAGAGAATTGCTGTTTGAGCTCTCAAAACTTACTTGTTCGTTACCTTCCGTCCAATCTACCTTAAAGCTATGATTACGGAAAAAAAAACATCCAACCCTTCCATTGAAGTCTATTGATGCAGGCTTATCGCTTTCATTTTTAGCGATCAAGGAAACCATCTTTACTAAGTCTATCATATCTCAATCCTTTCTTTGAAATCTATAATTTGGGCATTCCCTTTTATTAGCTATCACAAGCAGGACAGGGAATAACAGACCATGCTTGCAACCATTACCATATTCGTCGGCTGCTTCGCAAGTTTCACAGCCATAATAGGTGTTGATGTTGAATGCGCTCATAACTAAATCTCCATTGCCACTTCAATTCCTTTCTTTGGATTCTTAGTAGCTCTGTCTAGGCAAACCTTTCCATTGAACAAACCCTTGACGATAGCATAGAACTCGGTGGTCTTCTCGCCATCTTTTTGTGCAGTTGGTATTTTGCCAACCCTTTCACAGACTATTCCGTTTTTAGTAAGGATGGTGTTTGTGACCATTTCTCCGTAGTAAGACTGCTCTGTGCGCTGTTGAATGACTTTACCGACTACCTTGACTTGCATACCTTTCTTGATGGCATCAATACCACCTTTTAAGCTATCCTCGTAGTTCTTCACCAGGAAGAAAGCATAAACGAACTGCTCCGAGAATGTGTAGTAGTCATTTGCTACTTTCTGCATTTCAACCTCGAATTGCGATTTAGGCTCTTTAGAGAGCGCAAAATCGCAGACCTTTGTTATGTATGAGGAGTCAACCGTAAACTTCTTAGAGTCTCTTATTTCCTCTAATTTGGCGATTGTTTCTGATGGGTAATAGTGACCATTTGCGTAATAGCCTTTCTTGTAAACAGGGCACTCGTCATACTGAGCCTTGCACATGGCGATCATGTCATTCTTCAAGATGGCATCCGTATATCTACTATCCTTAGGACCACCCCAAATTGGAATAAGGTCTCCATAGTCATCATCGGTGGCATATCTGATGGTGTGGTCGTAGGTCTCATAAAGTTTGCGTGTAAAGTCTGAGAGGAAGTCAATGTACTTCAATCCGAACTTTTTTATGCACTCGCAACCTACTTGCAGTTCATCGCCAGTTTGCGTATTCTCGATTACGTATGCGTTGTTACACCAATGACCACATAGGTCGCATTTGCCGTAATCAGCTCCATGCTCCTTAATCTTGAATACCAACTCCTTGGTTGTATCAGCAGGAGTAAAGGCTCCATTCTTATATGTGGCCAGCAATCTCCAATTACTTTCGTCTGGCATATTGATGGTGAGGTCACAGATGTCATGCCAATACTTACCAATGATGGTTTGACAATCTTCTACTACCGCATGACGGAATAACTTTTTTCGTGGGTTACTAATGGTGTAGTCGAAACCTTCTACATTGCGCTTTGTCTTCTCAGCGAACTTCTTAAATGCGTCAACTGACTCTGATGGAATAAACGTCTTTATCGTATTCATTGCTCTTATCTTTTAATTGTTATTATTTATTTTGATAGTGCAAAGATAGTCATTTTTTGTGAATTGACCAAATATCAACTATCTTATTTTCAAGCACTTACAATAGTTTAACTTTTAAACTTCTTTATGGTCTGTTTGCTAACTTTTGCTAACTTTTTAATCGGACGTATTGTAGTTTGGGAAACTTTTACTATCTTTGCAGCATGAATATACAAGAATATCTAGAACAATGCTCTGTTAAGTCCGTGGACGAGCTTACAGACGAACAGGTTGTGAACTACTATACCAAAGGAAATGCAGGTGTAGCTCAAATGTGCGCAGTAGAATTAGCTCTACAAAACTATCCTATTAGCGGCTTTACGAGAGAAGAAATAATGCTCTCTATTCGCAAGGCAATGAAAACTAAAACAAAGTTTGGTCTGACCTATATTACCAATGAATCAGCCGTAGGTCCTACCGAAAGAAAATCAAGATGGGTGGTAGAACCATAGACTACCACCTATCTTTTTGTCGGTTTGTTTAGCTTATAATACTTCTCATAGAGAGCCATAGCTTCATTATAAAGCCTTGGCAAAACCTTTTTGAAGTATTTATTGTTAGACCAATAATTTTCGCTTAAATGGGCTATAATATCAGCTAAACAATTATGCAAACTCGATGCGAAGTAATCGACGTCGTGTCCTAACATTCCCTGTATCCAGTTGTGGTCTTTGTCGATAGCTTGCAAAGTATCAGAGATTTTGCCAAATTGTTCCATTACATCATACGTTTTGTCTTTTACGAGTTTGAGCTCTTCAAATAGTCTATCAGCGATTTTCCATTGCGAAACACCTTCTCCATCTACGTATCTATATTCGGGCTTGTTGTAGTCAGCAAAAAACCTTTTATAAAGATTTTTGAAGTCTGCATTTCCTTCCCAATTACCTTGTAATGCGGCTTTAGCGTGTCCGTATTCGTGATATTGGAGACCCTTGCGATACCATTCTGAATTTAAGATTCTTTCCTTCAGACCATCGAAGTCTATTCGCACATGATTGTATTTGCTCCAAAAGTATGCTTTGTTTCCGCTAAGGCTAATACAAGGAACAAACTTGTCAAAGCTATCATAAAACTCTTTCTTTCCGAGCCATTTGGTCGGACTCAATCCAATACCTCTAAAGCCTTCCACGATGGTATGAGGTGTATTGAAGGATAGCTTATCTAAGCCATACGCAATCAGATCTTGATCCGAAGACAGCTTGTAGATATTGTACGCACCCTCTATCTCACGATAAACCCTTTCGTAACCTCGGACATCAATCCTTGCAGTTTCTATAGTCTTGATATAATCATTGAAGCGAGGAATCCATCTTGTAGGAATGATACTCAAATCTGCTGTTCTCAATTCGTTCAGATGGGTAGCAGCTTCCATGACCTCCTTCAAGCCGTTATGATACTCGTCAAGAAAGACCTCATAAGCCTTGCCCCAGCCTTCTGATTTGTAAGCCGACATAACTCTTATCCAAGAATTGACGTTATCAATGTTTGGTCCGTACAGATTTTGCATGAGCTTCTTTCCTGCCATAACTGCTTCCTGGTCGTCTAATGCAGTCTCCAATTCCCAATCATCGAAATCATCTATTAGCTTCTTAGGCTTCAACGGAATAGAGCGAAGGTCTTGCAGTTCCCTACGAGCTTCATCATAAGTAGCCTTCAACTTTATCTTGCTCACTGGTTCGAATTGTGTAGGAGTGATATTTGCAAACTTGTTAGTTATACCATCCCTCCAATCACCGAAATCATAGCTATAATCGAACTTAGCTAGATAACTTTTCTTTGTTCTGTCGAAAGACTCTACAGCTTGACGAACCTTATCATCATACTTATCGAACATATCTGACAAAACAGAACGTTCACTATCAGTCAGCATTCCAAAACTCTCTTTAAATTGATGTGTAGTGAGGAATTTTTCAAAGCTTGATATATCAACTTCATAGGCTTTAGCATTTCGCCTTAATGTTGCTATGTCAGAATTATCTACATCTATGTTGTATTTCAATAAGTCTCTGTTCTTCCATGCAAGCTTTATGGCTTTTTCGTCTCTGTCAGCATGGCGGTACTCAGCCGCGTCCTCAACGGACAGGTGCCAATACTTTCTGTTATCCTTCAAGAAGTATGGAAGTGTTTCAGCTTGCCCGATTCGGCTGCGGTTATTGCGTACCCAGTCATTAAAGTTCTTTGGGGTGCGAGAAATCATAGCTGACTTCTGAATGGAAGGAGAACCATAGTACTCTTCATCGCTCATCACAATAGGTACAACATAACACATGCAGTTAGGATGCCAACCTAGGAAGACAAAGTCTTTTGGGTATATTCCCAACAAATCATCACAGATGTCGGGTGCAGGGTGGCGTTTACTCAACTTAATCTCATAGCCCAAGATGAAGTCAAATTGTTGCCAACGTGTCTGCTCTGCCTTTCGGTAAGCCATGTTTATCTCGGTTCTTGCCAAACGTATAGATGCGTATTGGCAATTCGCGCATGTTGCGGCTTTTCCGAACTTTTCTGTATAATCTACCTTTAATGAAGGATAGTCTAACAGATACTTACTGATTCGCTTGCTGAGGACAACCGCAGACTGCCCTCTTTCTATTGCAGTTGATATGGTATGCTCTAGCTCCTTTTTCAAGGCTTGTGACTGATACCATAGTTTCTGCGAAACAGACAACCCCTTATCAACCCTATTCTGAAAAGCCTTCAAAGCATCTGAATTAGGTTGGAAATACCTGTTGTACTTATCTCCACCCTTCTCAAAATCATAAGCACGAAGTACCTTTCTTGCAAGTAGGTCCTGCATGATGTTACTTTCTTTCCACTCATTTGTGGTACCTGCATAGATGAGGTTATTCATCTGTGCAGCATAACTGGTCATGATGCCATTGATGGTTTGTTTCAGTTCTGGATAGTCCCCAAACAAGAACTCCGCAGAACCATCATAACCGACACCATCTATAGCAGTAGCAACTTGGCTAGCGATTCTATCATAAATGCTCTGAACTTGTGCCACGTAGTTAACTAAGCGTCTGTTCAGAGCATCGTATGCTTTCTTTTGATTGGGGATATTTGGTCTCATTTATTTCGGCTTATAATGTTCGTTTACACATTCCCTTTGATAGAGGATAGCAAACTCCTCATAAGGGCAAGTGCCCAACGTTGGCTCTCCCGTAACACTAAGATTACGTGGATTGGAAACGTGGGCACATAATTTGCAGAACTGAGGTTCTTTTGGAATAGGCTTAACCTTCTTCTTTGGAGACATAGCAATTAACCTTTACCTCTACAATCGTATTGCCATCCTTCTGATATACTCTCTGCTTCATGATCTTGGATTTGATAGTATTGAGTACATCTTTCTTTGCCTGTGCGAGAGTTTCCGTTGTTATCTCACGCAAAGCTTCTCTCATGGACTTGACATGATGGTCTCGCTTGTAGTGGCGAATGTAATTTTTGTCGATACTATAAGCCTTGGCACATACCTTTGGCTCTAGAATTTCTTTCTGTTCGAAGACAGTTACACTGATAGGGTAGAGTCTTCTAGCTAACTTGAATAGCCAAATTGCGATTTTTTTCTTCATAACTTGTGCAGTTTTTATTGCGTTTATATTGTTTGTTCACCCATAGCAAAAGCAGACTGCTGTACTGCTGCCGCATTAAGTTCATCCTGTCGAATATCCTCCATTGTCTGCTGAGGGTCTTGCGACTGCCCAAGCTTAACGATGGATTCAAGCTGACTTTCTACCGGCTTACCACCATTAGCCTTTTGTCTGATGGTGATGTCGTAGCTCTCATCCTTTGGTATATAAGGAGTGATGATGTGGTCGCAGGTGACGTTATCTATCTCCTTTTCCCATTTTGGATTCATGACCTTCAAGAATGCCTTGATTACATTGAACTCTCTTTCAAAGAACTCCTTGAAAGCGCCCGATTCCATGCGAACTTTCAGATGTGCATCTGTGAGCAACGTCTGTCTTGCATCGTAGCCGATATTACCAAGAGATTTCATATTCTCAAAGCTAATATCTGGCATTTGAGAAAGCATCCAGTACAATCCGAGGAGGGTTTTATTCTGACCGCTAACCGCTTCTTGCGACTGATTCCATGATACGTATGAAATATCGCCATCATTCTCGACTCTCCATATACGCAAACTTTCTCCCTTTTTCTCCTGTCCGACTATGCCACCCTTGACTTTTGCGATTGGTGCAGCGTTATATGCAATCACGTTGCTATTGCGACTGACATTATACTCAAATTCACTTCGGATATTATCAAGCCCCTCGTAGATGGCATGAGGTCGAGACAGGTATGCTCCAGGAATCTTACGGATGATGATTTCCTCACCACTCTTAGTGTTCCCATCCTCATCAACTTGTGCAGTTACTTCCTCCCACATTTCACCAAGGTTACTTTTCTTCCAAATGAAATGATAGTTTTCTGTAAAGGTTTCGAAGAATGTTATCGTCTCTTTATCGGAAACGGTCTTATCATACTCAAACGACATAGCTTGCATATCATCATACTCATCAATGATAGGGTACAATCTTACTCCATCCATAGGAGAGAAGGTTTTGCACTTCAACTTGTAGTTTGATTCAAAACCATATAGAGAGTTATGCTTCTTAACAGAATACCAGATGGTGAAGATTTCACAGCTTGCGAAATAGGCTAGTCCACGTTTGTAGTTCATGTTGTCAATATGAGCACAATCGTAGATTTTTTCTAATGCCTTTTGGATTTCCCTCTGAATATCATTTTCTGGAGTGTTGTACTTTCTCTTAACTGGTATAGAGAATGTAAATTCTGTTATTCTGTTTGTGAGCAGCTTTTCAAGGGCAACCGCTATACGGGATGATTTTTCACCATTGTCTTTATCACGAAGGCTTATGGTATCTGTCATTACCTTATGGCTTGCTGGCTCATATAAACTCAAAAGATAACTCCACAAAGGGACCATTACAGTCCTTCTGCGTAGCTCTTCTATCTTTTGGCTGATAGTATCAGTTTTCTTGAGTATTTCTTCGATGTTCATATCTTTACTACTTTTGGTGCAAAGATACTAAAAATATTTCATCAACAAATAGATTTAACCAAGAAATTGCATATTTATTTTCGCTTATAGAGCTTTTTATGTTTTTGATGATAATGAATAAAGGCGATACAAGCAAATCCGCTTATACCGCCTTAGATAGAGCAATAAAATATCTTATGCAGGCATTAGTAATTGTGCCTTTTCTTTGTTCACGATTTCTAATACCATTTTAGCTGCCTTGTTTACGTCTGTCAAAACAGAAACGATGAACTTTGGTTGCTTTTTAAGCTTGCTGATCCAACCATCCAGGTAAGCAGCGTTATTATCTAAAATGCGACTGCTAAAGCCTAGGACGTTTCCGATAAGAGCTGCTCCAAGCTCTGCAACCAACTCTTCTCTTGCATAGTCCTTTTCTCCTTTCTCTTCCTCAAACCCTCTATTCAATCTAGACTTGTGCCCTGTTGAGTGAACCATTTCATGTAGAAGGGTTGAGTAGTACTCCTGTCCATCCTCGAATATCTCCTGCTCTGTATTGCCCTTCTTGAACTGGCTTTTAAGAGGTGTGGTAATATCATCTGTCCCTACTCTGTAGAAGGCTCCGCTAGAATACTTGTCGTAGCGGATAGGGCAGAGCCACTTCTGATAAAGAAGCATATCATCAATTTTCTCGTTGACGTACATACCAGCCGTGTCTGTCGGCAACTCATTCTTATCTTTGAGACTGAACTTATCCTTCAACTTCTGCATCGTCTTAGGTGCTAACTCTTCGAGGTTGGTTTGGCTGAGGTTGAACACATTGTAGCTCTTCAAGAAAGGCTGAACTTTGCAGTCTAGTTGGGCTGATCGAGTCATTCCGTTGTAGCTGTCTTCTGTTATTTTGTTTCCATTCTTGTCTTTGTACTGAATGGACCAAAATAGAACAGGGAAGCTTTTCTCTCCTTTGTTCACACTAGCTCCTAATGCCTTTATCTGATTGAAGGTAGCAAAGATAGGATATTTGAATCTATCTTCGTCCATCATGCAGAGGAACAGGAAGAATGAGTTCATTCCATTATATTCACGACCTCCAAGGTTCACTGGGTTACCACCATAAGATGTGGTGAACCAACCCATCTTCCAATCTCCTGCCTTCATCTTTTGCATTCGTGAAATCATCATTTCAGCGAAATGCTCTAAAACGTTGTCTGTCTTCATTGCTCTTACTTTTTATATGCAGTTATTACAATTTCTTGCCATACACTCTTGTTATCTCATCGTAGATATATGCTCCGCTTGTATGAGGACTGCCAAACAACCCAAGAATGCGGTTATCTACAGTGATGCTGTTTGTCTTGACGACAACTCCGTTTTTGATGTGGTCGCAATAAACTTCATTGCCGATATGGTAAAGCTCCATCTTGCGATTATAGCAATCTGTTCCAATATACTCCTTACTCATGGCGATCTCCTTTCTTTTTTAATTGTCTGCATGCGTAATACATTTTGTTGAAGTTATCTACCTTCTGACGGATTTCTTCTTTAGTATGAAAATTACAAATCATGTCTTGATAAAAAACTTCGCTGTCGTCTTTAAATAAACAGATGGATAAGTAATCTGTATCAAGACCTAACGATACATACCCCTTATTTCTTTTTATCTTTTCTAATATAGCTTCTACTGCTTTCTTAAAGTGAATGTTTGTTCTGTCTAACATTTCATTGCTCTTATTGTGACTAGTTGGTTGGACCAGTCGTTACCTTTTTATTTACTTAATATCTAAAAATTTAGAAACCTTACTAACAATTCCCTTTGCTGTTGAACATGTTGAAGCGGTTTCAACAGCCACGCTCTTGCCATCTTCCCAATAGGTAATCTGGATTCTCAACTTGTCACCATAGAAGCAGTTAACTACATGTGCTCTAAGATTACCCTTACGAATGTCACCTTCGAAATAGTTATAAGCTCCATCAAAATCACTTGTAACTGCTGCTACAACCTCAGCTTTGTTTGATACGTTTACTGTCTGTTTCATTGCTCTTATTTTTTAATTGTTATTATTTATTTTTGATGGTGCAAAGATAGTCATTTTTTAGCATTTGACCAAATTTTAGCCTCATTATTTTTCTTGCTTAACTTTATATAACTTATTGATTACTAGAGTGTTAAATAAAACCCATTTTCCTCTATGTAGGGCTTTTTCTGAAAAATGATATAAGGATATGGGGAAGAAAATAGAACAGCTTAGAAAGGCTTAGATGCGAATTTTGCCGTTTCGTTAACTTAACTAATGTTACCGAAAACTACAGGAAGCTAATTTGACAAGAAAAGCGCAAAAACTGCTTTTAACATGGTGTTACGGAGTGTTAATTAGGTGGTTTGTCACCTTTTCTTGTTAGCAATTTCCTTAATTCTCGCACCTCATTCCTCAAATCAGCGTTTTCTTTTCTGAGTTGCGAAATGAGGTGATTATATGATAGCTCTGTTGTCTTATCCATATTACTTGAACTTGATGATGAAAAATTCATGATCCAACCACTTGCCTGGGCAAAGACCTTTTTTCGGCTTGCCGATGGTGATACTCTCAATTTCCTTCACGACCTTTGGGCTATCGTCATAGTAACCGTTCTTGAAGAGAACGTGAGTGAATGGTACGAACTTCATTGTACCGTTATTCAGTTTCTCCTTGATAGTATTGGTGTCTATAAGCATCTCAAATGTCTTACCGATATGAAGCTTATCGTACTTATCGAAATCTTTGAATTCCTCATCCTTAATAAGGAGAAGGCGACTCATCCAAAAACCTTTAATTACCCGATACTCTTCATTCTTTTCGCCCGACACTATCATGTCGAACCATTGCTTGCTGACGGTGAGGGTCAATACTTTCTTTTCCATCCTTACACCTCCTCCCAGTCTGTTGCAAGAATATCATCCAAGGAAAAGAAATGCCAATAATGTGGTACAACATGGGTGAATGATTCTATGGAACTTTGTTGGTACAAAATGGATATTTCTTTATACTTGTTTATAGACAAACTAAAATAACAGCCGTTTCTTCTCACTTTCTTCCCTTCCTTCATTCTTCTCAGAGCCTCTGAGAAGTCAAATGTTTCCTTCTTCATCGTTTTTCTTCTTTTTACTTGTTAAACTTATCGCCTTGATGATGCGGTGGTTTCCTGCGTTCTTTCCTATACTTTTCATTCCGCAATAGTAACCCCATCGCCAAAGCCAATACTTGCTACCATAAAATCTTTTATAGTAGTTCATTATCTTCTTTGCTGTTCTTATCTTCATACGCTACTTCTTTTTATTACAAGGACAGCTCTCTGCGTGAATAACACAAACTCCGTGTTTCGTGTCCACAAGCAGATAGTCATGCCCTTTCTTGGTGAATATTTTTATATTAAACTCTTCTTTTTCGTGTGGAGTTCCTAAGCTGAAAGAAATCCTAAAACCAATTACCCCTATTATGAAAATCAAAAAGAGCAAACCGGCTGATTTGATTAAATCTAATATCTTATTCTTCATACGCTACTTATCGAATTTATTACCAATAACAACCATATCTTCAGAAGGGTAGTGAACTAAGAAATCTTGCCCAAAGCAGAAAGCAGCAGCTTTACTATCCCAATTAATATCACCTCTTTTCTCGCCATTGTTATCTTTGTATATAACTATATCCCCCTCATAGATAGGTGCTCCGTTCTTGTCTGTCAGTCCTGTGAACATACAGACTGTTGAAGGGTCAATTTGAGTCCAATACCAAGAATGCTCTTCTTTTTTAGCAATAAGAATACATAGGTTGTAATCCATGTCTCTTTGAAGAAAACCTTCTTTCCATTTTCCTGTTCCAAGTTCTTTAGCCTTAAACTTTACATTTTCTGTTTTCATAAGCTACATCTTTTTCCAATATTTACCAATTAAATAACCGATAACTCCACCCATAAAAGCTATAAATAGAACAGCTATGGTAAGTATAACATAAAATCCAAACATAAGCTATTCTTCTTTAAGTTCTACTGGTTCATCTTTCCAAGACAATTCTCTTCCGATGAGCTTCTTAATGCTGCCATTTGGGATTGTAACAAAGTCATTTAATCTATCTGCATAACTACATCGTGTTGGAACCCACACACAATTAGCAAACCTTCTAGGTTTTTGCTCATAGACTCGTTCGCAACCAAACATATCAACCGCCACCCATGCCATAACTATATCTTTTTAAGTTTTATCTTTATTGCCTTCAAATTTCTTTCACCTCCATCCCAGAAGCATGAACGTCTAAGATAGAAAGGTTGACCTTTAAGCCAAGGGAACCTATCATAAAAAGCCTTCCATTTAGCCTTTCCTGCCTTCAAAGAAGGCACTTCAATACAACTTCTAGCATAGCAGCTACCAAATACTAATGTATTATCACAAACGTTTTTATCCATAACTATTCCTCCAATTTTAAATCAGTTCCACAATTACGACTTTCCTTTAGGAAGTCATTAACTTCTTCCTTGTAGTTATAACCACAATCCTTCTGAAGAGCCTTTATCTTCTTATAACCGATACCAGCTTCTCGGCAAAGTTGTGCTGCTGAGCTATAATCTTTGATGTAGCCAATCACATTTTGGATAACTGACCACTGACCTCGCTCGAAGTCTGTAACGCTATCATCTTGTGGAATGCCCAATGCTTTGTGGCACAATCCACACACTCTTACCATTTCTTTTTCAAGCTGCTCAAAGGAGTACTGTCTCCAGTGATATGTAAGGTAGCTTGCACTACCCAATGCTTCTTTAACTTTATTGTTCATACTCAATCCTCTAATTTCTTGATCAATAAATTACTTTTCTTATTAAATGGTTTGTAACCACTGCGGAGATACCAATCTAGAACAAAGCTATCAGATTCATCTTTGTTAAATTCTAATCCGATTGTCTTCACTCCATTCAACTTAGCTTGTTGCTCTGCTAGTTGTAATAGGCGTTGCGCAACACCATTTCTCCTATGAACAACGTCCACCCAAAGTGCATATATTAGAGCTTCAGTTTTGCCGAAAATATCACTAACATAAAGCGGAATGGATATTTGAACAGAACCAAGATTTTCTTCATCAGTTATTAAAATTCTGATTTCGTCCTTCCATGTCTGTTTTTGTATCATACTTAGTCCTCCAATTCTATGTTATTTTCTGCTGCGTAGCCATCTTGTGCTTCCTCACAAAACTGACCTTCGCAAAGCCAACCTATGCCGATGTTATGTTCTGAAATAATGTTCTTGTTGCAATATTCACAGATAGCATCGCCAAGTTTATTTTGTAATTCTTCTCTAGTCATAATCATCCTCCAATTCTTTTTGAATATCGTTCAACCACACAAGAACTTCATCAATATTAATGTAAGAAACATATCCCTCTTTATGCTTTCTTAATTGATTCTTCTTTTTGATAATTATATTAATTGCAGTTACTTTACTCATTGCTTATCCTCCTTTTTTCTGTTTCTTTCTATATGCTTTAGTTGCGCTATACTTATATTGCCATATCGTTTATACATACTTTGGAGATATACAATATAGCCAGCTAATGTTATTTTATTTGCATTCATATTCTCTTTTTTTTACCACCTGCGAATACTTGTGTCATGTTTATCGCAGATTTAATATCTTCGTACCTGACACCACAAACTGTTGCCACATCTTTAATTGCCTCATCCATTTTGAATTGCCTTGCCAAAAACTGATTATTCTTTATCAAGTTGACGATTTCTTCTTTCGTATGAATGCCTTTCCAAAATAGTTCGGTATGTGAGCCCCTTCTTTCATCATCTACAGAGAACGGAACACCATAATTAGTATAAACCTCTCCGTGATGCTTGATGAGATGGCGACCAGGATTCTTTCGGATATTATTTATCCAAGTTTCATTATCGCATTCGCGCCATATCTCATACTCTGCCCCTGTCAGCGTTTTGTCAATGCCAATAGGATAATGACCGGAACACCCATTTGTTCCAAAGTAAATAATCTCTGCCATATTCTCTTCTTTTTACCCTCTCCTTGTCGCCAAGGAGAGGGCGGTTAGTTACTCAGTTACTTCTTCGTAAGTCTTAGCGAAAATATCAGGCTTACAAGGATAGAACTCTCCATTTACACCTTTGATGATATAATCTCCGACTGAGGCTTTCATTGTACCTTCAAGAGTTTCAATCTTTATATAAGGATTGTCTTTATCCTCATAGTTAACCATTGTAGTTTCCTGCCCCACAAACTCATGAATAGCTAATATACAATCTGCATTATCTTCAAACTGAATAGCTTCAATGGTGACTGGCTTTTTTCTGTACTTCTTAATCATACTATTATTAATTTAATTTAATTACTTGTTTGGAATACAACGATTCTCAAACTTCTTGTAAGCATCTAGGTAGAACTCATCCTTGACCTTATTGTATGTTACCTCATAGTACATACCATCTGGAAGTGTAGTTGAGAGCAGCCACTTTGCATTACCAAGAATGTAACACTGCCATACTACAAATACTTCAAACTCTTGTTTTGGGTCACTCTTATCCAAGTGTTCCTCAACATACTTACGTACAAATTCACTTACTTTTTTATTAGGGTGTCCAGTTCTGTGTTCCAGTTTTTAGTATCAAAAACAATGTAATAACCATCTAAGTCATTGATAATCATTCGCTAAATAAACTATAATCTTGTGCGAATCTACATCAGACTTTTTGACAGTTAAATTTGTCTTATATTTTGTGCTTAATTTACAGATTTACAGTGTGCTAAGTTGCTAAAGCATAATCAAAAACGAGAACATGGAACTGGACACCCTACTTTTTTATTCATATTCTATCTATTTATGCCAGAAGGCGTTAAACACCTAATCTTCCATCTATTGCTTTTATCACTTCTTGTATAGAAGCTGCCTCATCGTTGGTTTTTGTATATCGTCTTTCAAATATCATCAACATATTTTTAAGGCGAATAAAATCCGTTCTCAACAACTTATCATTGCCCATACCTACACCTCAATTTCGTGATTAATGTTCAAGCCGAAAAGAATGTGCTGGAGTTGATGAACATACTTAATGTATGCAATTTGTTTACATACATTGTTGTCAGTAAACGGATATACATCAAACTCATCACCGATACCTTTTTCTATGTAGATAGGAAAATGTCCATATTTTTCAATATCGGGTTTTGTATATACACAATGACTATTCTTTACTCCTCTGCTCATCACTTCTTTTTTCCATCCATTCTTTTCTAGAATCTCTGGAGTAAGAGGAACAAAAGATAACTCTGCTCGGTTTACTGGATGTCTTATATAAGATAACTCATAGTTATTTAACCCAAGTGTATCTATAATTGTATGTATTCTGTTTTTATACATAACAATATCATTAACTATATATTTCTGTCCCATACGCCTAGTCTTTTATATATTCATTCACTTTATCCAGAACCTTTGTTAACAGGTTCTTTAGAGTTTTCAATTCATCATTATAATATGTTGCTATTGGATATCCATCAAGGGTAGTATCACCAAAGAAACTACGACTTATCTTTAATGAGTGTTTATTCTTTTTCATTACTCATCTCCTTCCTTTGGAAATAAATCATCAATGTAGAGCCAACGGGTGATTTTCTCATTCTTTATTAATTGCTTCCAAGGTTCACCTGTGAAATCTTTGTATAGCCAATGAATATCATAGGGAGCAAAAGCATCTCTAGATACCTTTTTGTTACTATATTCTACAATGATATATTTTCTTTTATCAGGAACTTCACTTGTATTATGCCAGAGGTTGTCTAAGAACCAGTTGATGCCTTTCTTGAAAGCTATTTTTACGCTAAGCTGCCCTTCTTCATCATCAGAATTAAACCAAGAGTATTCATGAGCAGTCTCTTCTATCTTCTTTTCGTCTATCATAACTTACTTCTTTTTAAATACCATTTCCAAAAAATATAGTCCCATTATTAATGTGATTTACACCAGTAAAAACTTCTTTATTCTTATTATTGAAAATTACTATATTATCAAATATCTCTTTAATAAGACTATCGGAGCTTATCCATTCAAACCTTTGTTCATGTATAACATGATGTTCAATTAACGAATCAAACAGTTTGCAACATTCTGACTTTGTAGCTATTCTACAATCTCTCCATTCCATTATAAGAGGGTGTAAAATCAAACGATTATCATTTAATCTAAGAGCCGCAATAAAAGATGGTGTTGTATACTTACTTACACTCCATGTTAATGCTATAAGGCTTCCTTTTACTCCACCTTCATCTGATGCCAAAAGATACACTATATCACCTTTTTTCATCCCTCACCTCCTTTCCACTCATCAGTTGTACCTAGCAGATGTGCTGTCTCTTCGTTGTAAAGGATGCAATACATCCATAATTGTCCTACACATAAATACTTATCACTCTGGGTATAATCAATTTCTTTTCGTGTAAGACGAGCAAAAAAATCCGCTTCCCAAGTATCATCTTTAGAATTTCGACAAAGAACTTTATCAAATGGCTTGAACTCGCACTTCTTTGGTAAGTCCACAATCTGTTTCTTATCACTATCCCAAGCCTTGCCTTCTTTGGCTAGAGCGTCAAAGAGTTGCTGTTTCTCTGAGTCAGTGGCTGGTCGAAGTTCAATATCTCCATCATCTTCTCTGAATGGTTCTTCTAATAGAAGCTGTTCATTATTGCAAAGAACAGCATGAAATCCTATATACGTCTCTTGTCTCGATTGGAATATAGCAATATGTGTACATTTTCGTACCATAAGGGCTACTATATCCCCTTCCTTGAACTCAGGCTGCTTCTCTATCTCCAATGTGCTGATGTTTAGCTTACCACCTTTGATTTCCTCAATCTTTGAGATATGCTGTTTGATTAAGCTTTCGGTTGTTGTCTTACTCCAGTACTCTGTTTTTAGGACAGCACTCCTATAATTAGGAGTTGCAAACTTTGCTTCAAACTCAGTGTACTCTATATTTGCCCACTTCTCGAAGATACAGAGGTTGTTAAATCCGCAAGACAATACATCGCCTTTCTTCCAAGCAAATTTCTCCCAATCACGCATTTCTTTGGATGGAAATAAGCAAATTTCTCCCCCAAGAGTAAACTTCCCATTTTTCCAAAAAGATTTCTCATCAGTTCCTAAAGAACCATCAAGACCTTTACACAATACTCTTATACCATTGTTACCGACTAATCTGCTTAAAAATACCTCACCATACAGAGGTGAATATAGTTTTGTTCGTGTGGACTTATCCTTAAGGATTTCCACTATATTAATCTCAGTTTCCATAACTAAACCAATTTTTGCGTTAAACAATACTGGTAGTAACTCATACTACCAACGTTTTTTGATATTTTTGGCAGCTCACCATCATAAGGAGTGACTTTCAAGCCATCAACGAAATCAGCATTCTCAGTTGATACCTCAGTATTATGCTCATTCATAAACACCTTTTGCGCTGACGTAGAATGGCTTTCAGCTCTCAGCTTACCGAGTGACCGCCAAACTTGTTTACGATGGATGAACAATCCATGCAAAGGAATAGTTCTTACTTCTACTTTTGTACCCATCTATCTTTCAATTAAGTTAGCTTTCAACTCTCTCAACTGATTCAAAGCATCATCGAGAGCGTTATGATTATTATTCTCAAAGGTCTTCCACTCTTTAATGAACTCCTTTGCGGTTCTGATGTCTCTAGGTTGCCAAAACTTCCAGGGAGCTTCCATATTAAGATACTCACATATGTCTTTAATGCAAAACAGGTCCATTGCCCCTTTAGTCCACACTATAGTGTCTTCTGTATTGTATCTATTAAAGATTTGATATAGCTTATCTACTAAATATTTGTAGCTATGGACAATATGAGTAGGCTTATTACTTTCTGGACTGTTCTTTTGCTGAATCCACCAGAGTAAAGTTTCTCCAGTGAATGTCCTTTCACAAGTGTTCCAAGTTTTAGGTTCTGCTTGTATCAGATAACGATCTAATACATCGAAATTTTCATCTGCTGGTACTATGCCGATTTGAGTAATAGCAGCATCATTTCTTCTACCTAATGTTTCTATATCTATAATAATATGTTTTGCCATTTTCATAATCTAAACCATTTAAAGATGATAATAACTATTTGATACCCTTGCGCCCAAATCGAAGCAGCCCACGGCATCCGGCTTTAAGAAGCGTTTCTCTAACTTCTCCAAAGCCTCTTTATACTTCTGCTCCATGTGCTTGCAATGAAGTCTCTGAGCTAATTTAAGTTGCTCAACAACACCCTTGCGAGCAACTCTATATTGTTTATCGGACATCATAGCCTTATTCGTTCACATAGTTGATTACGTGCTCCTGTGCTTGCTCATGCAAGTTATCAAAAGCGTCTTCTATAACTTTGGCTGTCTGATCGCCATTAAGGTTCTTCAGCATTTCGCCAACAACTTTTACCTGATGTTCTATAGGTAAAGAACAGAACTCTTCAACAAGGAAGCTTTTCTGATAATTGTAAGACATATCGTGAAATAAGTCTGATAAATCTACGTTTGCTTTATATACTGACATAATCTGAATATTTTAAAAGTGATGTTATTTATTAAAGGTGTCTAGATACCTAAAAGTATAAGGAGCCAATCTGTTAACGATCTTCTTCAACCCAATCAATTGCTTTTTGTATTGTTCTGGAATCTGATGAAAGGTCTTTCCTTGAATCTTGTAAAAACCTTCGTGGGTTTCAACATATTCAATGAGAGCGTCGAGCAAGTAGGCTTGCTCGAAGTGGGTTAGCGATAATATTGTTTCTTTTGCCATAATCTTAATCGAAAATATGATGGTTCAACTTTCTCTTTCTGAGGTTTCTCTTAATCACTTCCATATCCTTATGGTCGTTAGTATGGTCCGCAAGAAGCTTGATGATTTCATAGATGTCATTTGCGTTATCCTCCAGGTTGGCGCAAATTTTCTCGTCACCGAAGAAACTCTTATTAAAGGGTTTCAAATGGAAGTAGTACTTTTTGGCTGCATCCTGCATCTGAGTGTAGTGCATCTTCTGCTCTTGCTTGTAGCGAACGCTTAACAGCCTAAACATGCCCTGTTCATCCTTGATAAGCTGATCCAATACATCTGTTACCATTGCAATCAAGCAGCCATTGACCTGCAGGCGTTGAATAATCTTTTCCTGCTTCAAGCCAGATGTTACACCAAGCTCTGAGAGTGTAACCTTCAAATCGTTTACTGTAACTTTCTCTTTTCCCATTGTCTTACTTTTTAATTATCAAACCATAAACCTGTATATCTCCATTCCCATTGATGGCAAGTGTCATTAGGCTTCTTGCCTTCACAATAGCATATATCAGAAGATATGCAATTACTACATACATGTTTCATATCTTTTGTTAAGTCAATGTGAAATCGTTCAGTTCTTCGTAGACAACTTTAAGCCATCCTTTCATGTATATCATGGCATTCAATGCACCATATTCTTTTCTACGTTGTTTTGCTTTGTAAAGCATAGCTTCAATTGAAGCTACTTCGGATTTAAACGTTTCTTCGTATTTCATTGCTCTATATATTGTGGAGCGATGGTTAGTCACCCCATTACCTTTATGCTACGTCTTGAATCCATTCTTTGAGAATAGTACCATCTTCATTGAAGATATCAAGCTCTACTCCGTCATACTGAACTTTCTTGCCTTCGTCTAAAGCATTCTCGAAATCCAAATCTAAGATGTGCTTTACGTCGCTGAATGTTTCTTGTTTTTGACTGAGTGGCTGATTTTCAAAAACAACATCTTCGTATGTGTTATCTTTGAACTTTGTTGCCTTAATAACGTACTTTACCTTTTTCATTGCTCTTATCATTTAATTGTTAAACTTATTTGTTGTTTAATTAACTGATGCAAAGGTACAAAGAAATTTTGGATTGACCAAACGTTACTTTCTTTAATCGCTTTTTAGCAACTTTATTTAACTTTTAAACCGCATAACTATCTGTAATTCAGCTTATTTTCGGTATAATGAATGCGTTGTCTTACCAAAACTTCCCCTACATCTTCAAGGCTGATTTCTCCTTTCTCGATTCGAGGATTCTCGCAGATTTTGTAGATAACGGTGCCATCCATGCAGATAACAGGATATGGAGCCCCATCATCATTAGGACGATCTGAGAGGCAGACATGGCGAGCTGCTTCATTAATACGCTTCTCGAAATCTTTCTGTGATTTCAGTTTCTTTCTCTCCTGTTGTAATGATTGGTCGCCAAGAATTTCAGCCTTGAACCAATCTGTAACGTCTTGTAACATCTTCATTGCTCTTTTGTTTGTAGTTTATATACTAATGTCTTTTACCCCACTTAATAGCATTGTAAATGGCGTTTCTAAACATTCTTCTTTCCTCATCATTTTCAAGGAAGGTTGCTAATCTAGCTTGCTTTGTAGCAAACAAGAAATCTTTGTCTTCTTTAATTTCCATATCTATTTTCTTAATGATTTACCTGTGAAAGGGACAAACTTAGTGATGGCTTTTAACCTATCTATAGTTCGTTCTCCATATTTTGCTTCGAGTTCGTTTGCAGTTAAGTTGGTGGTAATGATGAGAAGCTTCCCCTTTTGCTCTGCTGCATCACATAATTCAGAGAATGTACATCGTACATTACCATAAACCTTCGACACCTCCTCTGTGCCAATATCATCAATATAAATGATGTGGAGTTTCAGAATCTCATCAATCTTTGTATTCAACTCCTGGGCAGTAAAGATATTGACGAGTTTTCTGCAAGAGTCTTGAAGGAGTAAAGGAAGTATATGCTTACCTATCAGAGTTTTTCCGAGACCACACCCACCTGTAATAAGAAGCCCCTTTCCTTTATTGTCTGTCATCCAATCAACGATAGGACGATAATTATTCTCTAGCCATTTCGCATGAGGAACTTCCCCACAGGTGTATTTATCAACGAAATAGTCTAGCCCCCCACGAAGCCTTTGTTCTGCGTTAGGAATCCTTATTCTCACCTTGTCAGCGAGAAACAAGTCTTCTCCCTTCTCGAATCTTTGAATAATTTGATTGAAATCTACATTCATAATTACCATCCTCCTTCGTTATAATCTTTGTTTTCCGAATTATGTAGAGCCGTACCAGATTGCTTTGTTCCGAAGTCTTTATTTCGTCTTGCCCAATTTTGTAGCCTTAGATTTAAATCCCATGTTTTCTCAGTCTCACACCTCATCCTTGTTTTGGATTTATTAGTCTCTGACCAATAGTCATAGAATTTTCTGATCATATCCTTACCATAAGTCGCGACATAAGGAACTAACTCTTGACCGAATTTCTTCTTTCGTTTTTCGGTTGCTGCCGCAATCTCCTCTTTCGTTTTCTTAGGCTTATCTTCCTTATGTGCTTCTTCTGCAGGTTTAACATTTTCTTTTTCCTTTGGCTCATTTTTAGGCTTATCAGCTTTATCAGCTAAATAGTTGTCATAATTGCAGATTGTGATGATGGAGTATAACCTTTCCGTACTTACTTCTATTAGCTGCATTTTTACTAGCTTTGACAAACAGGTTCTAACTACTTGTTTTCCTGCACCTATAGTAGTGCTGAGTTTTCCAAGACTAGTCAAAAACTGTCCTCTATGCTCGACTATCCCATCATGCTTTACTTCTGTCTCTTTTGCATTGTTTAGCAAATAAAGAAAGAGAGAAAGCATTTCGGGTTTGTCGAACCAATCCCAATCAAAGATGCTGCGAGGAAGTCTTATCCAATCTGCCATAGTTGTACAATAAAACCTCAACTTTCTTGTTTAGCTGCTTACGCAGGTGGAACCCAAACAATACTAATTGAGGTCTGAATATTTTTTATCCGAAAGTTCCACGTTTCAGAGATTTAATTTCTTCGGTGCAAAGATAATAAATTATTTATTGATTAAATAATATTGCCGCAAATATTATCAAATATTAACTTTGATACCTTTGAGACTGCTAAGTTTCTTAACCTCAGCCGTATAGTGAACAATCATATCTTCTAGTTCACTATTAGTGAAGTGACATGTAGAATGCGCCTTCACGTTTAGTAAATCAAATCTTTGCTGCCCTATTTTTTGAATGAGGTTGCGTTGGTAGCCTATGAGGTGGTCCGCAGAGAAACGATTGCAAAATTTACATTCAGCATGGCAGTTATCTTCATTGAATCTAGTTGCCATGTGGCGGCGACTATGGAAGTGACCGCAGTCCACATCTTCAAAGCTCTTTATCTGCCCGCAGGATATACACCGAACATAACCATTAGCCATAACATCACGCAAACGGATATAAAGAGAGAATATTCGATCGAGCTTTTTAACCAAGTTAGGTTTGCTCTTAGAAGTATTCTTTTTTACCTCTTTTTTTTCGGCTTGAGCCGCTTTTGGCTTGCGGTTGAAATAGTATTTATTCATAACCATAGGACTCTTTAATACAGCTTATTTCCGTGATGGTATTCTCTGCTTTCGTTATAACGCATCTTCAAGTTGATGTGCTGAACGAGGTCGATTTCAAGTGCTTCTGCCCATTCAAATACGGAGGAAAGAATACTTGTATATAAGACACAGAACATTTCTGCCTTTATACTTATAGATGAGTTAAGGTTGCACGAAACAATAGTTCTAGTAACAACCATAGCGTCCTCAGTAAAGCTATGCTGTTTAGCACACTTAACCTCAGAGTCAAATGTGGAAAATCCGTCCTTTGCCACAACACCACAAACTCCCATTAAATCAAAGACACGAATACAAATATCTGCCAATTCGCTTTCTACTTTCCCCTCGATGGTATTAGAGTAGTATTTGTTGAACAAACTGCCACCATGGTCGTTGGCAAGTACGGTTTTAAGACCTTCTTTGTCAAGGTCGTCCATATAGTTTCCTTTGCGGTCAGCCTGTACGGCTTCTGCTACTTCTGTGCAGACCATCATCAACCAATGCGCATTAGACTTTTCTTCTTCATGCCATCCATGTTTGACAGCATTATCGTAGGCTCTTTTAACCCACTCATTAATCTGTTTTGCTTCAATTTTCATAATTCAAAAACTTACGTTAGTCAATTGTTTACCTAGAGACTTGATACACCATCTTGATGAACCTTGCACCTCTAGGTCTATTCTTAAATCAGAGACTTTTCCGAAGGAACGGAAACTACCGCCAAGGTCGATTATCCATCCGTCTTTATCCTTGAAAGGTCTGATAGCTCGTCCCACCATCTGATAGTAGAGACTCAAAGACTTCGTTGGTCTTGCCAAGATAACCGTGTCAAGTGCGGGATAATCAAATCCTGTGGTGAGAACTCCGACATTAGAGACAACCTTTATGGTGCCATCCTTGAACTTCTCCAAGATAGCTTCACGTTCTTTCTTTGGAGTCTCGCCTGTAACGATTGCAGAATTAATACCTTTCTGTTGCAGTTTATCTGTCAATCTTTCCGCTTCTTCCGTGAATCGAGTGAAGACCAAAACTCCTTTTCTCGGTATTTTATTCTTTGGCTTCAATACACGTAGGGTAGTGGAAGTAAGCTGATCATAGAATCCGCTTCGTTCATATTCCAACTTTAGGGAGTTTTCATCAAAGTCATTTCCTGTTGAGTTGGCATGCACATTAGACATATCTAGCTGAGTGCAATCGAAGTATCTCAAATCGGCAAGATAACCTTTTGCAAGCAATTCTGAAATCTGACAATAGTACAGAACCTCATCGAATATTCTTGGTCTAGTTCTCGTAAGGAACTTTAGCATCGAGTTGCCATTAAGTCCCCTTCCTAGTCGATATGGTGTTGTTGTTAAGCCGATAACCTGTCTATCCGCGGCTTCGAAGAAGGTTTTGTATTGTCCACCTTTCGCATTACAAAGATGGCATTCGTCAACCATTACGTACTTGAAGTGCTGAAAGTCTTTCATGTGGTTCATAACGCTTCCGATGGTAGCAAAAGTTATTCTGTTTATATCCTTGCAACCAACAGAAGCGGAATATACTCCACAATCAAAAACACCATAGCTTTGCAGTTTAGCGAAGTTTTGCTCTAGAATTTCCTTTGACGGACAAAAGATGAGTAGCGGACTATCCAGCTTACTTGCAATATCTGCGATTACAAGCGACTTGCCTGCGCCCGTAGGCAAGATAAGAAGTCCATTCTTCTTAGTCTTGCCTGTGAACGCTCTGACGGCAGCATCACTTGCTTGTTTCTGATATGGTCTGAGTGTGTACATGATTACTCGTCTTCATCATTACCATTCTCATCATCATCACCGAAAGGAAGGTCATTATCATCAGTCTGCTCCTCAGCCTTTGTTTTTGGTTTTTCTACTTCGGGGAACTCGATGCCGAAAACTTCCTTCATAGCCTGCTGATTGACATCTTCCTGGCTCCACAAGCCGCTTCTATCCCAATCTGGAATTTTCTGAACCTTGCAAAGCTGGAACTTATCATCTACCCACGCGAAGAAGAGGTAATGACCGTTGAGAGCAATACGAGCGGTCTTAGTAGAAGGTAAGCGGAAATCCGTGATACCATTCTTAACTCTTGCTGCCAAATCACTGACTTTAAGAAGTGCTGATGCGTATGCTTCTTCGGCATTCTTCTTCATCGTCTTGATCTGAGCAAGAACGGTTTCCAGCTCTTCCTTGAGCTTTGGCACATCATTCTCCTGCTTGATGCAGTACTCTTCACGGATAGCGTGAATCTCGAAATCATCATACTTGCGGTCAACAACCTCATTGTCTGGGAAGAGAGCGTTGAACTTGTCATGCAGAACCTTGATAGGTTCGTCTGCATTCTTTGCACCTTCGCAAAGTACCAACACGTCCTTGAACATTTCTTTCTGAGCTTCGGTCAAACAAAACTCAATCTTCTCTGGTCTGTGACCATCCAAATCTGCTAACATAATATTTTCTGTTTTAAATTACATAAATTCTTTGCACTGCTCAATCTGCTGTTGAGCAAAAAATAACATTTCACCTTCATGAGGTGCAGGAAGGTAAAGCCCACACTGAGCACTACTATAATTTCTGAATCTTTCTATTGCATTTGTCATTTCAGCCTTATCGAGTTCAGTACTACTTCTGATGTAGGTAATCTCCTGTCCCCTTCTGTTAATTCGCTTTCTCTCGAATATATCTCTGTTGCATATCTTCTTAAAAATATCAAACTTAACTTCTTCGAGGGTAAAACCAAATTCAGAAGCAAAGTAACCTAACAGACAATGCAGGTAGCTATTCTGAGCCAAAGAACGTTGAGTGTTCTTTTTCTTCAGTTCAACGTATTCATTCTTCAGAACCATCTGATTACAGGCTTCCTTGAACTTCTTTCTATCGTAAACATTCTTCAAATTATAGAGTGCCATAGTCTAAGTTTTAAAATGGTAAATCATCATTATTACCTTGAATAGGGTTTCCGTTCTCATCTACTGCGGGAGGGAAATTAGGTGCAGGTGGTGCTGCTGCATTTCTTGCAGACTCCATAGCTGCTTGTTGTGCGCTTTGGTATGCCCCTTGTGTAGGTGTTGGCTGATTTCCGTTAGCCGCTTGTGCGGTCTGATTTCCGCCCTGTTGATGATTATAACGAGATTGATATTTCTCGATTTTATAACCTTGAACGTTAGTGAAGTATCTGACTTGCCCATCTTTCTCTGAGCGTGAACCATTCAAGGAGAATGATACCGTCACAATATCACCCATATTGAAGCCGTTCAAATCATCAACGTGATTGCCTGTAAACTCGAACTTTGGATAGTTTGCTCTCTCTATCTGCCCTGTGAACTGGTTACGATAGGAGCAATCCAAGACAAGCTCTCTTTTTTTGAAGACTTTGTCTTGATAGGGAATACTCTCCGTATTCCCTATATGCTGAATAATTCCACTAATTTGAAATGCCATTTTTACTGAACATTAAAAGTGATACCATTGTCACGCATGAAGCGTTCCAAACATTCCATTGCCTCTTTTGTACCGGTACAAACGTAAGTACGTGTCTCGGTTGGAGTAGGAGGTGCAACCGACTGTCCCATAGCGGCAGCGAAAGCATCCATGGCATCTTCTTCATTAGAAGACATCTTACCATTCTTTGGCTTCTCTTCCTGTTGCTCGGCTGCATTGTTCTCCGCGACTTCCTTCTGAGGTGATGTTGGAGGTGTTGCAGTTTCTTTCTTATTAGGGGATACTGAGCTGGCACGCTGTTCTTTCAGCTTGTTTGCGTATGCGATAGTCTCCTGCAGATTGAGATTCTCCTTGTATCGGGCGGCAAGTGCATCGTAATCTTCTGCAAATAACTTCAAGGTCTCGAGGTCTTTCTTGATGTTATCAACCTTTTCAGTGATAGCTTTTTCGATAGACTTCATTGAAGTTGTCTTGTTGAGCCATTTTGTATCAAAGATGAGGTCTAGTTTGATGCCGATGGTTTCTACTCCGCATTTCTCGGCAAGCTTTTCAATCTCTTCTCTCTTAGCTTTCTTGGTACGATTTTCATCTTCTTTGATTACGCCATCAATGAGAGATACCGCATTCTTGATAAGCTTGCACGTATCATTACAGGTTGTCTTGAACTCCTCAAAAGGCTTATTCCAAACCTTTTCAAGCTCCTTGCGCTTATCGTCAAGTGCTTTAGCTGCCTTGTTGAGTAAAGCCTTGTCTTCCTTGCACTTTGGAATATCATCGGTGCTATAGTTGCTGATGTCATACATAGGCAAAGCCTTTTCAACTCTAGCTTTAACCTCTTTGATATTCGTGGTAAGCTGACCGATAGTTTCTTTGCTTACCACCAATTGCACATCCTTTTCTTGGAGTGCAACGATATTGGTGTTCTTTTCTTCTGCCATATTAAACCAAATTGAATATTTTCTTGTCTGTTATCAAATCTCTGTTTTCTTGAATGAAACTAATCAATCCTTCGCAGTGTTGAGTGAGTAGAGGAATATCCCTTTTAGGGTTAAACGTATAACTCTCTGTGTAGTTTCTGTAATACGTCTTTCCGATTTCCGAGATATTGTATTCGAAGTCGTAAACATCACAACCATTCTTCATGAGGGCATAAGGATAGACCTTATGTTGCCAGTGTCTCTTGTAATTGCCAACCGCATACTGACGTGTTGTTTTCAGATCATGAGTGCAGAACGGCATAAGGTAATCAATGTACCCATACAGCATTACTTTGCCATACATGGTAGGCAAGACTGCTTGTATATAAACCTGTGGCAATGCTCCTTTATAGTAGGCTGCATAATGTCTTACTAACCGAATAGGAAAAATGAAACTTCTTCCATTCAGTTTTGCTTCTACACCGACAGGAACCCTTTTGCTATACGGATATTCTTCTACTTCTTGATAAATGGTGTGAATATCCATATTCTCCGAGTTACGATGAAGGACCATACAATCAATAACCTCATTGAATGCTGTGCCTTTGTCAGCAGCTTCACTATCGAATGATACTCGATTTATCTTATCTATTAACGATTGGAATTGTATCTTCTTGAACTCTTCTGGAGTATGGGGTGGATTTTCAGACCATCCCCAATACTTACTCCAAATGATGTCACTATCAAGGTAGTTCTGATACGCATCCAAAAGCGTCGCATAGAACCTAAACTTGACTACTTCCATAGCTTATGCTGCTTGTGGGTCCTCGTATTGCTTGGTCTCCTTATTGTAAACCAACTTCAAAGCACTTATCTTCTCTGTGAACAGACTTCTTGCATGAAGAATGATGGAGTTACCCAAGTTTGCATAATCTTTGATGTGCTCGATGAAATGGTTTGCCCCTCTTGCGTCAGTAATCAACTGAACACCCTCCATAATCTCTTCAAGAGCCTTATTGTACTCCTTGACCTTTTCTTCTTTCTGAGCTATCATAGACTGATAACGTGAGAGAATCTGAGTAGCGATGAAGTTATTAGGAGCGGTTGGCTGTCCGTTTGCATCAAGAATAACCGGAATCTGCATACAACCAGGAAGCTGACAGGTGTTCTTACCATCGTTACGACTTGTAGGGTCAAAAGTGATAGTTCTGATTTGCTGTCCATTCTCACTTCTCATTTCGAGATAGCCAAGCAAGTCCAAATCAGTAACGATATTGTTGTAGTTCTTCTCACGAAGTGCAGGGATATACACAGTACTTTCACCTTCCTTGCGTGTATCACGATGTGCGACAAAGACGATGTTCTTGTTAAGCTGTGACAAAGATGAGGTGAACCATTTGAAGTCGTTATTGATGGTGCCCCAATCCTGTATCTGAGGGTTGCGACCATTGCATCTGTAGGCGATGATGAAATCAATCATCTTTCCGATAGTATCTACAACGATGGTATCGAACTCCTCCAAATCCTTCTTGTTATAGTTGAGCAAGTTGAGAATATCTTGCCAACTGGAAACCTGTACGATACCGACATTATCATCCAAATGTGCGGTATTAACACGCTTGACACCATTATCGAAATCAAGCAACAGAGGCTTAGGTGCTGAGAGGGCGAAAGTTGTCTTACCCATACCTGCCTGTCCGTAAACCATCATTTTAACGTTTTTCTGAATAGCAATTTCATTGCTTCTTTTAATCATACTCATTGCTC